TTCCTGAGTTAATGGTATAGTTTCGAAGGCGATGGCAAGCATCATACTTATTTGAAATTTTACCGGGATGCCTATTGGGGATTTCCGGGATGATTTCTATAAAATTAGATGAAACTTGCCCTCGGGAAAAAAGATACACTAGCTCGATCACCGTCGGGCTCAAACAACCTCATTCAGGATGCCCTGCGATGATCTATAAAACTGCTTACGATACTTTCGTTTGCCAGCCCTTCGTGATGACGAAGGTACGGCATGCCCTGGATGCCGTGTATCACACTGGCCAGCTGCAAAATATTCCTCGTTCCGGAGCGCTGCAATTGCAGGGCGGCTCGCCGCTGGCAAACGAGGTCCCTGCTTTTGCGCACCCGATTCAGATCGACAAAACGGTTGGTGCCCATGACGAGCCGCCGATCGTAGTGGATGTGCGTTCGTTCGGTAAGTACGACTCCCATGTGGGTGACTTTGTCATCCGCAACCGCACCGAGTACAGTTTTCAAGTGCTGCGGGCACGGCTGAACAACTGCTGGGTGAAAGACGCCCCGTCGCTGTTGCTCAACGTCGGGGCACTCGGCATGAAACTCTTCGCTGCATGGATTGCGGAAAACGTGACGAAGAAGTTTTTATTGGACGCACGTGAAAAGCTCATGCTCCAAATCTACTCGGCGTTCTTCTACTGGAGTCTTTTCCAAGACGACCACGCAATGAACGCCGTGCTCAAGCATCGCGCCATGGCCACGATCATGAAGTCGACGGGCCTCTCGGGCAAGGAAGTGACCGAAGTTGTCGAACACTTCGAGAAACCCCTCACGGGTATCGAAGAGTTCTGCGCGCTCGCTCACGAAGTCGTGCGTTCGATCCGCCTGAAGGAGTTCAACGTCGGCGTGCTGTACGCAATCCTGAAGAGCACGTGGTTTGGTGTCAACAGCCAAGAAGTGGTGGCCGTTGCACTGGAACATCCGCCGACCTGGATCGCGATGATCTGCATGGCTTCACAAGATCGTTCGTTCAAAAACTCCGCAGTCAATCGACTGCTGGAGAACCTCGATCGGCGTGACAAGGGTGTGAACTTCGCGCGAGCTGTTACCGTTGCTCTGGACGCAGCCCAGGCATGATCTCCACTAAGCGGTGAGGCACCTTCCATTTGAGGCCAAGCGGTTTCAAATGGGGTGCCTCGCTCGCTTATACGCAAAACAGGGATATTCATGACATTCGATTTCGTTGTCGACCACGCGCAGAAACACGTGTGGTGCGTCCCGAATCAGGACCGGCAGGCTATTTTGGAGCCTTTCAAGATCACGCCCTTGGGCGGGGTCTGGAATACGGTTCGACTCATGTGGCGCGACATTCAGCTGCCGGTGGCGAACACGCATTTCCATCTGTACAACATCGGCCAGTTTAACAACTCACTGCTCGGGCTACCCGACAGCTACGGGAAATGGACCAGCTTCCAAGCGGCAATGAATGCAGTGCCGCTGATCGTCGACATTTATGCCGCATCAGGCGTGCAGATGCCGCGATTTGCCTGCTGGTACATGATGACGAAGGATAAAGACCTCGTCATCGCAGTGCAGGACCAAAGCACCATCAACATCGATCTGGATAACGATCCGATCTATGTGCGTTTCTATTCGAACGCGTTCTACAACAGCCAAGCGTCTTCGAAGGTTGCTGACTTCATCAAGACGAATGGCTCGAAGGTACTCAACAGCACAGCCATCGTGGCGCTGCAAAACGAGTATCAAACGCTTCAGGCGCAGATGGCTGCCGGGACGATTCCGAAAGGAGAAGTCTACGCGTTCGTCAACGGCTGGCGCGTCAGTCAAATCGATCTTTTCACTGCGAAGATTGGTGACTGCGTGGAGTATATCTACGACAGCTCCATCTACGCGGTGATCGATGTCCCCGTCAGTAGCATGCCGGTGTTCACCTCGACACTGGATTCGAAGCTGAAGTACTTGGTCCACTACGCTGGACTGGGTGATCAGCAAATCGACTACCAAGACGACATCGACTTTTTTTTGTACCAACCCATCGCAGGAGACCAGCAAGGACGTTGGTCGGGGTTGTACTACCACCGCAATAACGCGGATGCCGTACGCATGGTCACGCATAAGGACTACGCGATTCCGACCACGTACGTGCAAGCTTACGCAACGGGACAGACGGCGTGGGGCGACCTCACGAAGCTGACGCTGCGCATGCAAATCCGCAAGGGCGGCATGAGTCGACCGCTGGTGTTCGAGAACAACCGCATTCATGAGCTGTACAAGCTGCCGGATGCGGAGATCGTGCAGGCCATGGTCGGGGTGAATGCGACGGTGCCGAACTGGCAAGCAGCAACGCTTGAAGCCTCGGCGTACACGCAGATCATGCGTCAGGTGAAAACCAACGACATCACGAACCTGATGGTTCAGAACGCGTACGGCTACAACGCAATCTCGAAGCTCATCGGTGACACTCCGCAATTCACGCGGGTCTATTCGGGACAGACGATCGCGGATATTCCGTACTCGCTCTCGGATAATTGCACGGGCTACGAATACGACGTGAATGGTCAGCTGCTGGGTTTCTTCCAGCATCGCGGTGGTACGACCTACGTTGCCTCGTCTTCGCTGTGCAATCTGGTCGAGATGGTATCGGGTCAAGGTGGTCAGTTGCTGGATGAGACCTATGGTCAAAACCAAGTGGCGTTGATTCCGGGACGTAATTACCGGTACTACACCTGCCCGATTGATCCGGTCACAAGCCGACCGACCTTCGTCTGGACGGATGTGACGGGAAGCGGCCAGTACGCCGTGCAGAACAACCAAGCGACGTGGTTGATCGACACCACCAAGTTCTACACGCTGGTGCGCGGTGATACGCGCTTCTTGGCGTATGAGCTGGCGCTGCCGATGACGGCAGGTATGTTGCAATTCAATCTGACGCAGCAAGCAGTGCGCTTCAGTCAGATCCAGAACATCGTGATGGAAATCCCGATGGGTGAGTTGCAACTCTGGATGAACGACAACGCCCTGATCGAAGGGGTCGACTACTTCGTGAAGTTCCCGCAAGTGGTCATCACCAACAAGACCTTCCTGAAGAATGTCGCTACCGACCCGCAAAACATCATGGTGCGTTTCATGGGCTTTTGCAATGCAGACATGACGCGTACTGCCGCGCAAGACGTGGGTTGGGTGAAGTACGGACGGCTGTCGGACAACAACATGTTCGACATTCGAGATGACAAAGTGATGTCGTTTATCGTGGGTGGACGCGCGTACGATCGTACGCAGCTGACGTTCCAAGAAACGACAGGTGCGGTGATTCCGCAAGACGCTCGCAACGGTGAGCCGTATCAGATTCGCGACATCGTCGTGCCACTGGACGGACTCGTCAATGCAGACACGTACAGCTTGCGGGCACAATCGCAAGTGATCGACCAAGTCGTCTCGGCCTACATGACGGCTCGTCTGCAAGAAAGTGATCCGGACATCCCGTCTGTGATCCCCGATCTGTGGCGCGTCTACAGTCCGTTCTTCAGTCGGATCATGGCTGACCTGCTCTCCGGGCAACTGGCACCTTCCTTCTTGATGGGGAACTATTCCGATCAGGACGTGAAGAATGCCTGCGCTTCGTATGAGTGGTTGCTGGTTTTCGATCAGACGCAGGATGCTCAGCTTGCCGATACGGAGTACATGGTCGTGCAGCCGCACATCTTCGATCAACCTGTCACTGTGTCGATCTACATCTACAAGTTCCTCTCGCGAGTTGCGGCGCTGTATCTGCACAATCGCGTGGACATGTCGACGTGGGTCAACATCGAACAAATCGCAGCTGCATAATCGGGAGAAACCTGAATGTCAACTCCAATTACCGCGACGCCGCCGGCCGGTAATGATGGCGTCGTACCGTATTGGCCCAAAAACAATACGTGGAAAATCTGGAATGTGGCGGAACTCTTCATGGGTCCGCAAACGCCGGGTACCAATCACTACGTGCCGAACGTAGGTGACTGGGCAGTGGATACGAGTCTGAACCAGTTCTACAAGGTGACGGCTATCGATCCAACCACGTTCGTGGCGACCTTGCAGAAGATCCAAGGGCCGATTCCGTCGGATGAATTCACCGACGCCGATCGATTGCTGTCTCCGGGTCCGGGTCCGCGTTCGAACACGTACCTCATGTACGTGAACAAGAACACGAAACCTTTCACTGCTGCACTCGACGCACGTCTGTACGTGATGGGCACTGCCACGCGCACCTGCCGTGTGGTGATTGGCTCGGCACTCAACGGCACGCGCAAAGTCATCAGCGCGGCGTACGACAACGCGGGCAACCTCGTCAGTCAGGACATCCAGCTGGAAATTGTCGACGGCACCAACGCGGTTAAGGTGGTTCCGCCGTTCAATACCACGGAAGATCTGACGGACGGAGAAATCGTCACGGCTGAGTTCTACTCGGATACGGGCGATCTGGTTTCGCAAAGCCAGCTGCGTGTGCGCAATACGGCGTTCATCCGTTCGCCGGCACTGGGTACGAAGTACGTGACGAGTATCGGCTTGCAGTCGCCGTTCCTCTCGTCTGCTGATCCGACGCAGATCCTGTACCCGCTGAACGTACCGCTGCAAGGCTTGAACCTGATGGGGGTGGTGAACTACTCCGACGGTTCGCAACGTGTGCTGCCAGTCGATGGCACGAAGTTCCAGCTGTTCGGTTTCAATACGGGCTTCGTCGCTACTGTGATCGGTCAGAAGGTGCCGCTGGTGTTGAAGTACAACCTCTCGGCGGACGAAATCGCGTACGGGTCGACTGCCAACCAAGGCAACTTCCTCACGCGCGAATTCACCGCCACGACGGTGGAGCCGAACAACCAGTACACGGTCAAGCTCTTCTGCTACCCGATCTGGGTGGATGCGGTCAACGGCTATCGTCTGCGTTGGTTCCTGTTGAACCTCGACCGGACGGTCTGGTACGACGTGACGCCTTACATCGTCTACCAGAATGCGTTCAATCCGCTCGCGTATGGCGTGCAGCAAAAGCTTCAGGTGCAACTGAACCTGCAAAAGGTCAACGGTTCGTTCCTGAACTTCAACTTCACGCAGACCGTGTGGGTGTCGCTGCTCAATCAGGGCACGGAGCGCAGCACCAACTGGACCATTGCGTTTGCACCGGGTCAATCGCCGCAGTTTGGCGTGAACGACTACGCGGCAACGACGTTCGTCAACCAGAACCTCTGGAAGGTGAACCTCGCAATGGGCGAGACCGACATCGACAACTGGCTGCCGCGCGTCTATGGCGCAACGCTGCCGCTGTACGACACGCAGAAGGAACCGGGTCCTCTGACTCCGACGCACTTCTCGCTCTTGGTCGGTGCAACCGAATACGAGTTCCCGATTTCGCAGTGGAATCAGGACCTCGTCTCGAATCAAGCCATTCCGGATTCGAGCACGCTGTTCGTGCGTTTCTTCAAGCGCACGCCGGACAACGATCTCCAATTGGCGGTCGCTGGCTTCCCGGTGTATCAGCAGAACTAAGATCGGTTCCCGCCACTTCTCCCTTCTCCAGAACATCGGGGAGGGGAGAGTGGTCTTTTTTATGACCTATCTATAACGTCGAGAGAGTCCTTATGTCTGACTTGCTGACTTACCATCCACCGATCATCGCCATGCGCGCTGCATGGGCGAATGCGCTCACGGGACAGGAAGCCACGTACTTTCCATCCATCATCGGGGGTGAGACGTGGAATGCTCCACCCACGATCGCTAACCTCAAGAATTGGAAATGGATTCGTCACGGGATTCTGACCATCAAGCAGAACACGCTCGTCAATCTGGCTGTGCTCCAGCAAGGCACGCCGTGGCTGGCCGCTGTGCAGCCGGTGAGCTGGTCGATTGATTCGACCCAGTACGCCTCGCTGCAAGGCGTCGATTCTGGCAGTATCTACGGCGACAACCAGCAGTTGTTGAAAGTCAACCCCAACCTGCCCACACCCGACCCGAGCGATAACAAGATCAAGGGCTATATCGGGAAGGCAGTTCTGATCACTGGCACCTACGTTGATGGTTCGACAATCGTCGAACAGTTGTTGCTTTACCCGCAACTGGCGCAGGCGCAGCCGATCAATTAAGCCTGAGCGAGGCTGACCATGATTCTGTTCGAAGAAGATTGGGCCAAGTACCCGGATGCAATTGCTGACTTCAAAACGAAGAACACCAGTTTCCTCCGGATGGCAGGAGTGTACCGTTCGATGGGTATTTCGAACCACACCTTCATGCTGGCCCTACACAACCCCTTACTCCAAGGCGTCGATCCGTTTGATTACGAGAATCTCACGGATGAGTTGAAACTCATGATCGCGGCGGAGTGCAAAGAAAACCCGTGGTACTTCTTCCGTGAATGCGGACGAGCCCCCCAACAGGGTACGATGGAGTCGGTGCCGGTGGAAGCCAACCGGGGCAACCTGTGTCTGTGGTGGTGTTTCTTTAACCACGTCTTCATCATCCTGATTCAGATTCGTCAGACCGGTAAGTCGTTTTCGACAGACTTGCTCTGGGGATTGTGTCTGGAGCTGATGTGCGAGCACACGACGATTAACCTGATGACTAAGGACGATCAGCTCCGTAAGGAAAACATCGATCGTCTGAAGAACATCATGTTAGACTTGCCACGCTATCTGGATTTGCGTGGACGGGATGACGCAAACAACACGGAAATGATCACCGTGAATTTGCGGGACAACAAGTACAAGGCGCACGTACCGCAGATGCAGGAAAAGCGGGCGTACAACTTGGGTCGCGGGATGACGTCGCCGATCTTCCAGATTGACGAAGGTCCGTTCCAACCGAACATTTCGATCGCGTTGCCGGCAGCACTGGCTGCAACGACGGCAGCCGTTACCGCTGCTATTGAAAACGACACGCCGTATGGCACGGTCATGACGACGACGGCGGGCAAGAAGAACGACAAGGACGGTGCGTACGTCTACGGCATCGTTCAGGAATCGGCCCAGTGGACCGAGAAGTTGTTTGACTGCAAGAACCGTGAAGAGTTGGAGAAGGTCGTGCGCGGCATGAGCCGGCCCAACGAGTACGGCGAAACGTTCTATCAGGTGGTCGCTACCTTCAATCACATCCAACTCGGCAAGAGCGACAAGTGGTTGTACGAAACGATTCAGCGGGTGAAGGCCAAAGGCGAAGACGCCGACCGCGACTTCTTTAATCGCTGGACGAGTGGTTCGCAGTCGATGCCGTTTGACCTTGAACTGGGTGAAAAGGCAGCCAAGTCGGAGATGGAGCCGCTTTACATCGACATCGGCAAACCTGAACCGTACGTAACGCGCTGGTACATTCCGGAGGCAACCATTGAGCGCCGGATGGCCAATGGGAAATTCGTACTGGGGATGGATACGTCGGATGCGTCTGGCGGTGACGATATCGGCATGGTGCTTGTCGACATCGAAACGGGCGAGACGATCGCTTGCGGGACATTCAACAACACGAACACTACACCCTTCTTCCGTTGGGTGGCATCGATTCTGGTCACGTACAAGAACGTCACGGCCATTATCGAAAAGCGTTCGTCAGGTGCTGCGCTGTTGGATGCATTGATGTGGATTTTGCCGCAGTTTGGCGAAGACCCCTTCAAGCGGATCTTCAACTGGGTGGTGAACGATCACTTGGAATATCCGGATCGGTACAAAGAAGTCAACATGCACGTGAACCGGCGTTCGTCGGACATCGGTACACGCTATCGCAAGTACTTCGGGTTTGCAACGAGTGGTTCAGGCGCTACCTCGCGTGCCGAGCTGTACTCGGATACGCTCACCACCGCCATGCAGCGTTCGTGCACGAAGATGCGCGATAAGACGCTCATTGATCAGGCGTTGAGTTTGATCGTCAAGGACGGTCGAGTGGATCACCCGCGTGGTCAGCACGACGACATGGTGATCGGTTGGCTGTTGTGTCACTGGCTCATGACTAAGGCGACTAACCTGCAATTCTACGGGATTGACTCGCGTTGCATTCTGTCGAAAGCAATGCCGCAGAAGGTTTTGTCGATTGCTGAGCAGCGCGAGCTGCGTGAGCAACAGCAGATCAAATCTCAAATGGAGGAACACTACAAGCGACTTCAAAATGAATCGGATGAGAATATATGTATGCGACTGGAGCACATGCTCAAATCGTTATCCATGCGTCTCACCAGTCAGGAAGAGGACGCTGTCTCGATCGACGAATTGATCCGTCAAGCACGGGAGACTCGTCGAGAACGCAAGCGCGCTGGGCTTTACAACCGGGGCCAGTCCATTCATCAACAACTGGGCTACGCCAACGGCGCGCATCAGGGTGAGTTCTCTGACCGCCCTATGTCTGCCAACGAAATCTACCGTAGGAGGTACGGTTAAACACTGTATCTTGTAGATTTAACTGATGGAGTACCACATGTCTCGACTTTTCAGGCAAGCGCTGGAAGCTTACGATTCGTCCAATACGGGCGGGGAGGATGGTTCCGACAAGAAGGACCTGATCGTCATGAAGGGTCCGCTCTCGGAAGTGTTCACCGAAGCGCTCAACAAGGTGTACGCGAAACCCGAAGGCGGGATCGACGGAGCCGCGCTCGAATCGCAAGCCAACGACGCACTGATGATGCAGGCACTCGCGTCGGATTTCAACAACCCGCCTCAGGGTGACGACAGTGGCGGTCAGACCACCGTGTACGGCGTGTCGGCTGCGTCGGTCGACAACGACGACTTCGTCGACATCAGCAAGGAGTTCGAAGGTGACGACAAGCTGGTGCTGATCGTCGACGGTGTGCAACCGGGTCCGAACAGCCCCGACGATTCGATTCCGGCTGAACGTGCGGAGCTGCTCACGAGCGCACTGGAGTCGTTCGTCAAGGCCAACGGCGGCCAGGTCTTCCGCTCGCTGCAAGAGTACGCCGCAACACGCGTGAAAAAGGACTAAGCTTCATGGTCCGGCTAGGGGGCTTCGGCTCCCTAGCTTTTTATGCCGTAATTTTGTGTGAGTATTCAAAATCAAGGTATCCTCAAAATGAGCGGACTCATCAAGGGCGTATTTCTGGAGGAGTGCGGTAAGCTTCCCATCGACGCCAATCTCATCAAGCGCCTGCGGGTCTACGAAAGCAGTTTTGTGGGACGCAACGCCGATCACATCGCCTTCTTTGGCGGTCATCTCTTAGGGGTGAATCCCGTCAAGTTTCTCCCGTCCGACCAGATGCGTTGGTTTGACGAGATCATCCGGGCTGATGAATTGGCACTGGAGCAAAAGCTGTTGGCGCTGCCCACGGTGAACAAAGACTGGAAGGTGTCGAGCAACACGATGAACCTGTCGTGCGCATGGCTCATCTACGCCATCCATGCTTCCAAGGCTTTGACACCGCAGCAAAAGCATCAGGGCATGATGGACGTGCTGCTGATCCTCCAGTACAAGTTCTTCACGTCGTTGCTTTTTCACTACTTCCGTTATCCCGCGAAACCGGAAGTAGCGGAAGCGACGTACGCAGCCTTGTCGGATAAGTTCACCATCAAGCAAGTCGGTACGTGGGGTGCACTCTTTAAGGATCGTGCAGAGACTATTCTCGCCAAGGACAGTCCGCACATGAAGAACGGCACCCTCCTGAACTTCGATGACGATGAAGGCGTCATCTATTTTCTGAACGACGTGCAAGGTCGCATTCGCGACGTGATGAAAAACATCTACTCAGTGTACGATCGCGTGCACAATTCAGGCCAAGCCATCCAGAGTACTTCCGCTGTGACGGATCACGACGGTGAGAAGATTCTGAAGGACAAGAGCACCAACCTGAATTCGTACACCCGTTACCTGAACAGCGTGATCACCGATCAGAACTCCTTCATTCGTGAGGAACTGGTGCGTGTGATCTTGCAGTTGATGCACACGGCTCCGCCCAGTGTCTTTGAACAGACGCTTAAGTGGATGAGCCAACACTATCGTCAAAGCAATTACGGAATTATCGAGCAGGTCATCAACGAAACGCTCATCCATTCCTTCAGTTACTTCGACGAACATCGGGAGTATGTGCGCGGCAATCCCAACTTGACGACGTTACTTAGTCGCCTGAAGGGGGTCTACACTTCCAGTCGCTCCACGGATCCGGTTCTTATGAAGCTGCGTGAGAATGCGGAACATTTGGTTGAAATGGCAACAAAGAGCAAAAACGAGTCCACATTGGCGAGTGTGCGGACTGCGTTGCTGCTGTACTTGGTGGCCCGTGCTTTGACCATGACCCATTACGCAGGTTAGTAGGACCCTTAGGGAGGCTCTCGGCGGGATGGGAGCCTGTCGTTCTCAGGTGGTCTCTATCATGTACTTCATCAGACGGTTGTTGTCTCGATGTTTCCTGTTTGTGGAGAAACGTTTAAAGGGAAACACGACGTTCAGAGACGTATCCAATCCTGAAGATAAAGATCTGGTTGGTACCCTAACGGGGTATTCCGTGACTGGATACCAGATACGCATCTACTGTAGCCGGCAACGACTCCAAAAAGTCCATGCCCGGTGGTATATCCCGACAACAAATATCGACCTCTACCATGTCTACAGCGTGGTAAGTCAGGATGCGCCTCAGTCGCTTAAGGATGCATGCTCATTGGAGATTAGGATTCCATCTCCAGTTCCGGAATTTTTGAGTACCGAATTCCAGAAAGACGCAGCCATCGAGTGCTATCTGGATCTGCTGATTCAGCGAATGAAACCAGAAGACCAGTTTAACAGCTAACGGTTTTTAAGGGGGAGGCTTTTGCCTCCCCCGTTATGTCGTCAACGCGATTGGTCTTGAATGCGCATCACGGTCTTGGGTGTGACTCTGATACCCATGAAGTTCAGTTGGGGAGCACCGACAATCTTCATCTCACACATCCGAACCACATCGTCGAGTGTCGCTTTGGGATTGAACCACACCGGATACTCGCCTTGCTTGACGAATCCTTCAAGAGCCAAGCGTTCACCAAGTTTGCCATCGTAATCGACTTGTTCGCGCTTGATTACAACCGGCAACAATCTGCGACGATGGATAAAGACTTCCTTGGGTGCAGCCACAACTCCGACAATAAATTGTCGGATAACACGTGTCTTGCCAATTCGACGAATCAATTGTCGACGACGGCGAACATCAGAAGCTTTACTCATGGGGCACCTCGCGATAGATTAGGTATAGCATTCTCAATCCTCTTGTTTTTCCAATCTTACAATTGTAAGCTATTTGTAAGGTTCGCGCGCGCCCTGATCCTCTCTTTCAAAACCAGTCTGCGCAAGCGACAAGCTAACAGTCTTCTATTGTGTCTGTGTGATTGCTGTCGATTCCTCCTTCGGGGGAAATCTCCTTGCAATCAAAGACAAAAAACTTTCTTTCATCAAATTTTTTTATGACGATATGCAATTTTTTGCACCCACCCCGATCCGAGCGAGCCAAAGGCAAAGCGAGGCACTTTTAGCGAAGCTTATGCTCCTGCATAAGCGAAGCGTTACCACCCTATCGAGTCCTCTAGAGGAGGACGAGATCTAATCCTTCTATATCAGACGAGTCCTAACCTGTTAAGCCCGGCTCTTGTGGCCGGGCAGTTATGCCGTCACTATCTACACTGCGCGCATACTGGCGAGTTGTTACTAAATGTAACAGAACTTGTTACCAGGAAAATTTCGGAAAAAGGTTCCCCCTAGCGGGAGTTCGTAGTTTGCGTATGTGCGGAAGGTAACATAGGGGAGTGTATTGAAAACCTATGTCCTTAAGGTATCGTACAGAGAGCAATACAAAACAACGATAATTTCAACTTCACTAATCTCTGATTAAGAAGAAAGGAAAAGCCGTGACCGAAGAACGAATCAGGGACCGGATTGAATGGGTTCACGAGGGTCTTCTCGGATGGCTCAATTCGATTTATGGACTCCAAGGATTTCATGGCACACACGGTGCGTACCGGAATTCGCAACCGAGTGCTCAGCAGGCATCCCGGCTGAGTCATCATTGGGTCGTATTGGGCGATCTTATTTGGGAAAGGGCCGAACTCTCGTTGCATCAATCTGCTCCCGAAGCCTTGTTTTGGACGAATGTTCGCGAGTTTCAGCGTGACATCATGACGTGGGTAAAGGTCTGGCAAGACTGCCATTACCTCGTACCCGGTAGTCAGTATCCTGTGCGGATGAGCAGTATCTTGAATTTGCTGATCAATCAGCTCCATGGCTACACGGGTAGTGTGGAGGTGGCGGTGGTTGATCCGAATGACGAACTCATCCACATTTGGGTACGTTTGAAGAATTACCCGGATTCCTTCGCTTGCATGATTAGCTTGCCGAAGATCACAAGCCACTCCTTGTTTTAACCAGTATCTATTCACGAGTACGGAAAAATGTCGCAAAAGACCATTGCGCCCGAGCAAGAATTCACCTACCGCAGCAACGAGTACACCCCGCAGGCTCCGATTGCGGGCTTCGTGAACTTCCTCTCCAAGCAGTACTATAGCGAGCAGGACGAAGCGACGGTGGAAGTGATTCGTCGGGCCATGGGAGAATTCACCAACGACGCGCAGCTGAAGATGCGCATGTCGGTGTTCTCCAATAAGCAAGAAGGCGTGGGGCGCGTGCTGATGAACGAGCAGTACATCGCCAGCACGAATATCGGCGTGAAGATGTTCAGCGTCTCGCTGGTCTCGGGGGACGACATCCACTACCCGGATTTCCAGCCGATGAAGAAAGCGTCGCTGCATCCGGTCAAGCGAGCAGCCGATCGTCAGTACCTGTGTCTGGGTAGCGACATGAATCACCCGCACATCCAGTTCACCTCGATCTACCACCAGTTGCAGAACCTGGTGTGTGGTCTGTCGGACAAGCTCGGCTTTTACGTGAACTACAACAGCGCACGTGAAGAGTACTTCCTGCTGGGTCGTCCGCTCGATCAGATGCAGCATCAGTACGCCGACGGTGAAGCGAAACAAGACGATCGGTTCCAGGTACTGATCCGTCTGCACATTCCGAGCGCAGCCAAGCGTGAACTTGCCGCAGCTGCCTGACGAGGACAAGATCACCGAGAAGCATATCCTCAAGAGCTTTGACTTCAGTGCCGAGATGATGAACGAGTGCCACCAGAAACTTTGGTGGCGTTACCGTCCTGACCAGTTCTTTCGTTTTTTTGCTGTTCGGGAACTGATTCGGGATTTGCAGTCAGACTTGGGCGTGGAGCCTCAGCACACGACGGTTCAGTTGCATGAGATGGTAGATGGTCAGCGTGAGATCTACACGTTGATTCATCGTAACGCCATGTACGTGAATGTCGGCTTGCAGGATAACTGGGCGATGGGGCATGAGGTCGATAAGAACAAGCTTGAGAAGTTCAAGAGCTTGGAAGTCGCTCTGAAGACCTTGCATCGTTACCGCATGAAAGCACAAGAGAAGGGGAACCTTCCGATCGAATTGGGATTGAGATCCTTGATGAAGTTCTTCTTGAATCTACCCGGCAATCCCTCGATCTGGTTGTTGCCTGATTCGAGCAAACTCTTGGCTGCTTCGGTGATCTGGAAAGAAACGGACGACAGAGACTCGGTTACCTTGACGATCTTTGATCCCGTCCATCCGAGCTTCCAATAAGAACATAGGGTCGATAGGGGCATAAAACCTCTATCGGCTTTATGCCGTTAAGAAACCGATTCTAGAAATTTTCAGTCACATATAACTTTCGCGACATTGGTTACCTAATCAATTAAATTCGAACAAACTAATGGAGTCTTAAGAATGAATAACCAAGAGAAGTTCATGCAAGAAGTCCGAGCGTTCATTCAGATGAATCCCCAACAGCGCCAGATCGAGCAATTGACGATGCGGCAGCGGGAGATTGGTCCGGATGAATGTCTGCGACTCATGGATCTTTACCGGTTCTATACGAAGATGACCGATCAGGAGCTAGTCAAGGTGGTTGAGCAATACGCACGTGACGAACTCACTCAACAACAGTTCCGCGATATCATGCGTTTTGTCGGACGTAAGTTATACGAACCGTTTATCTTCGATCAAGTCGAAGAACTGGAATGGCGGTACAACTGCCTGAAAGAACGCGCAATTCCGATTCGTTAATGGAGAGAACAAGATGAAAGAAGTGCAACAATTGCAACCGCTCATCCCGATGCGCAAGAGCTTGGCCACGCTTCGTCCGTTGAAGGGCGATGCGCCGATGATTGACTTTTCAGCGATCATCTCGAAGTACCGGCCGGAACCGACGTGGCGCAAGTGGGCGCGACGTGTGGTGCGGGTCGTAACGTTTTTCTGGTAAGCAGTACACTCATCCTCAATTACATTCGAAGAAACTAAGGAAGAACAATCATGACGACCATTTGCTGGAACAAGAACGAACTGGTGGCCGATAGCCGCGTCTCGTATTTCGACGAGGCAGGCAAGAAGCTTAGCCACACCGACAATGAAGTCTGCAAGATCTACGCACCGACGTCGTTTTACGTCGACGGCGATGTGGTCAAAGCGATTGCGATCTCGGGTACCGATCGCTTGATCAGCATTCTGTCCAAGCTCAACGACAACAACGTCGTGCCCGATACGGACATTGTAGTGGTGAAGGATTTTCAAGATCCGGCATTCTACGTTCAATTCGCAGCACTGATCAAGATGAAATCGTTCTTGATCATCGTCGGCACCGCCAGTAATTACCTGTTGGAGATGGTCCCGCGCAATGGTGGCGGCATCATCTGGACGCTCCAGAAGGTGCAGAAAGACGACTACATCCTCGCCGGCACGGGGGCAGAAGAAATCCTTGCAGCGATGAAGGACGAAAAGAAACTCGGCGGGGAAGTAACGCTGGATGACTTCAAGAAGACGTCGGCGCGTAAGATCGTGCAACTCGGGATTGTCTGCGATCCCTATTCCGGTGGCAATCTGCGCGTCTGGTGTGAAGAACACGGTCATCGGGTGGTGGAAGTTGACCCGCCTGTTCACGTCGCTAAGCAGTTCGCTGATGAACAACCCGATAGCCGTCTGCCGGTCGGGGGTGATTTCGATGCTGAACTGGATCGCCGCCTCGACGCTTTTCTGGCAGAAAAACGAGCAGCATAAAAGCCGGGGGCTTATGCCCCCGATAACCACTACATTCGAAGAAACTAGACCATGAAACTCATCCTGAACTTTCCCTGCGCAATCGTCGGTAATAAACTCGAAGCAGCTGCGGGCTTTGAAGATCGCGTGCTCGAAATCGATAACATCGTGACGCTGCGCTATGCGCACAACTCGAACGAAAAGAAAACGGGGTTCTGCATCATCCCCAAGTATCCCTACAGCGAAAACGCTTCTGACAATGAAAACACGCAGGCGCGTTTCGATGTCTACGAAAAGATCAAGGCTGCAACTGGCTGGAAGGAATCAACCGACTGGGTCGGCCAACCGTGCCTGTTCGCAGAAGGCGGAGAAGTTAATGGCGAATTCGGGATTCACGCAGCCGGTGAATTCTGGGTCTCGTACGAACTGTACGACGAAGTGCTCGACGCAGCTGTTCTGTAATACGCAGTACCAATCAATCCCTTAAGACACATCACATTCGAAAGAAAGGAGAAACACCATGACGTACAATCACGCTCTGATGGCAGCTATCGACAACAACAACGTCAACGACTTCTGGAACATCCTCTACAACGACGACGCATTCGTGAGCAAGGACATTGCCTACGATCCGGAATGGGCCAACGGCACGGGCTACTACGACGGCGCTGTCAAAGCGGACATGGCTGAACTCGGCGTCGGACAAGTCGGCCGTAGCCGTTCGCCGGCCCCCAACAACCGCCGCATCCTGATCGTCAAGACGCGCTACGGCAACGTCGTCGTGTTCGAGCGCATGACGCCGGCTGAAGACGGCACGCTCAAGGGACCGATCACGATCAACATGCCGGACATGATTCGGCACACCGAGTTGATCGGTACCGAAGGTCCGCTGTCGATCGATCAACTCGTCAGCATCTTCGGCAACGGTGTCCAGCCGGTCTACAACGTCGGCGTACGGTTGGAGCACCTGCTCACGTACATGAAGCAAGGTGGGCGTCTGACGAAGAATCTGCGCTTCCGTCGGTTCGAAGCCATTCTCTTGATGGCGCACAACTTCAAGGACATGTTCGCGATGATCCAAGGTTCGCCCACGCAGATGCAGGTAGTCGATGCACTGCTGTCGGCTCCGTGGGAAGTGCCGCTCGTGATTCGTGAAGCACACGAGCACAACTCGATTCCGTTTCGCACGGACGGCTACGGACTCACCGACAAGGGTCTGTATCGGCTCACGAAGTGGCAAGCCGAAGCGCTGCTCAATCTCTCGTTCGACGAGTTCCTCGGCAACAACCTCGACGTGCTGAACGGGCAGTACTACCAGCTCGCCAAAGACCTGAATCCGGCTGCCCACAAGCTGTCGGAATCCATGGAAGCATCCCATTAACCCCCCTCCTCCCAAGGAACCATCATGCAAATGCAAGAAATCATCAACAACATCCGTTCGGTCGATGTTTCGCTGAACGACACCTTCATCGCCTTCAACCGCAACGGCGTGATCGACATCGAAGCGCTCATGCAGCTGTTCGTGCAGGACACGTTCGAAGACTTCGACTTCATGTCGCAGGGCTTCAACGACGCGGTCGAGCAACTGGTCACGATCTACAACGGAATCGGTGCGCTCGGCGAATACCCGTACGGCGGCCTGCCGCACGGCATTGTCGATGACTTCGCCAACTTCGGCTTCACCTTCGAAGACCGCATCGTCAACGAAGAAGAAATCCGGGTGGTGCAGACCAAGCACGTCACGCTCATCGTCGAACGCTTCGCCGAAGACGAGTCGCCGCTCGACACGGGCGATCGTGAAGACGAGGACGACGAGTCGTAATCGTCGATGAAAAGAGAGGACTTCGGTCCTCTCTTTTTTCAAGAAAGGAAAGGAAAATGAACTTACTCGCACTGCGGCAGTGGACCGTCGAGTTTCTCGACACAGCTAAATCCGAACCGGTGCTTCTGCTCAAGCGTAACAACTTGGAGCGCGGTTCGCTGGAGGTACTGCCGATTCTTTCGATGGAATCGGTCAATACACCTCTGGGCGATATCAACATCGTGGTATCCCAGAACGGCAAGAAAGAAACCTATTCGACACGCAATGTCGAAGAGTGGCCTTCGCTCGACATGCTAGTCTTCAGGCACTTTAGTGTTCCGCCCATCTTCTTGCCCGAGGACCACGAGTACAAGACGTGGATTCCGAAGCAAGCACAGTGCGTCTCGCATCTGGATCGCGATCGAGTCAGTCTCGGTCAGGAATGTGAGCGCATCGTGACATCCGAAAAGATACAGCGAAAGGTATTTTTCCATGCCATGCCGGCCGGTTCAACCCTTCAAGATGTGTGCGACTGGCTCAACGAGCATGACCTCGCTGATAAGGTGCTCTCTGTCAGTACGACGGGTGTCGATTATCCCATCTTCGCCATTCTTTACACCAACGTCGCGAAATACTGAAGTAGGTAGGAGAAAGAAAGATGTCGACTCTTTGGCTTTTGAAGAAACTGCCCTTGGAGCGCCGTACACAGGCCAAGACGTGGTCAGCCGATCCATGGGCCTACAGTGTCAAACGCAACCATGAACTGGTGGTGCGTGCCGATACCGAGTTTCAAGCTCGGCAAGTGGCAGAGGAAGTCGCAGGGATGGAAAGCGCCAAGGAGCAGGTGTGGATGAACCCGCACCTGACTTCTTGCACGATGATTCCTTGGCAAGGTTTGCCAGAAGTCATCTGTGGGAATTTGAAGGACATGAAGCACAAGAACCCCGCACGCAAGAAGAAACCTGATAACGACGGATACGTGCCGGACAAGAACACCACGAAGTATTTCTAGGGAGTCAAGCAACATGCAAACCAAGAATCCGGTGGAAGGCGGACCCTATCCCTTTGTAAGAGGGATGACGGTCAAGGAGTTGAAGGAACTCGTCAAGGACTGGCCGGAAGTCACCAACTACGGAGAACCGACAGAAGTCTGGATCGAGACGGGTCGCGGGTGGTCGTCCCCGGTAGTGGTCGCGATGGCGCTGAACCTTCGAGATATGGAAGACGGTACCAAGACCGCTGACCTCGTGCTCGAAAGTAACGCATTCGAGAACAAGTTCGAATGACGGCATAAAGGGGGCTTTCGCCCCCTCTTCGCTCTTCCTTCTTTTTTTGTCTTCAGCACCACTTGATGCGGTTTTCCTCAATCCAGTAATGCGACTGGCAAGGAAATTGCTGATTACCGATCGAAGGACAGAGTGTTACGCGGTCTTGTTCATCCCGCGTATACTTCCAACCGCGATCGTTATCGCGAAACGGCGTGACCGTTTTGATCCCGCACGTCCCGCAAGCACACAGGTGGATGGCCGTCTGGAATTTCTCCGAGACGTACAGCACGCCTTGCTCCAGTTCACCGCTGATGGTGTCAACGAAGACTGGACGCAATTCCATATCTCTCATCACCTCTCCTTTTATTCCAGTGCTGCGAGCTACCAGACTCCGTGGTTAAATCCCAACGCGGGACCGAACATCGAGAGCAGGATTAGCAAGCAGATGATGATGAAGATGATTCGTACTGCCAGCGCGAATGGTGCAGGAATGGGTAGCGTGGTAATTAACCAATACACCAAACCGAGAATGATCAGCACAATCAGTAGGTGAATCAGCAATGCCGTCATAGCAACCTCCTAGAAGAGATGCTGAACAAACGCCCAGTGCCGAATGACGAACCGGATCAATTCGTCCAGCGCTACTGCTCCCCCGCCGATGATCACGATGGCCGTGATCAATGGAGGAATCCACCATCCATCTGGAAACATTAGCGGAATCCCCCCGTGGTCAGTCGGATCTGACGTGTCCACGATTCGCGATCGTTCATGAGTGCGATCTTCGTCCACTTCTCCGTCAGGAACGTCTGGTACAGTTCTTCTGCATCAGCCCAGCTGTCGACCACTTCCTTGAAGCGCCCGATCGTCTGGCCGCCGAAGAGTTGACCCTTATCCATCTGGATGATGTACTGGCTGAACACGTACGACTTCACTGCGTACTCGACCAGCTTGGCAAAAGCCCGGAATGAGCGCAGTTGGATGTGCGACATGTTTTCGTCGTTCGCCAGCTGGCAGCGCAGGTAGATGTTGGCAGGCAACACCACCGTATCGCGCACCATCACGACGTTCTCGCCGATCAGTTGCACATACGCAGTGGAGGTCACAGGAATCGTACCCATGGCGTCCATGACCGCTTGCGCGCCTTGTAGCATGAAGGTGTTTTGGTCACCTGCTGCCACGCCGTAAGACGACACCTTGGTCGGGTCCGAGAACGTGATGTTCATCACGCTCATGATCGAACGACCTTGCGTCTTGTCTTTCGGAATCCGGTAGATCGACGTGTAGTCGTTCTGACGGTACACCGGAATACCGTCCAAAGGAATGAAGACTTCCGTGCCGCCGACCAGATTGCAGTCGACCAGCACATGGGGGCGAATCACCAACGCCATCAGCTGCTCATCCAGATCCATCATGGCGTCCCGGTAGCCGTTCACGACAGGCGTGAAGACCGTGCGCAGGATGTCCATCGGGATGATACGCTTGACGTTGGCAAGTGCATAGCGTACGCAATCCATGTTATCCCTCTAAAGAAACTTGGTCATATATCATCACCTGAGGTCAGGTATCCATACAATCCTTTGAGTGGAAGGACTGCGTGGATTTTTTTACTGCGCCTCCCCCTTGCTATGCGTAGATTCGTCATCACTGGAGTAATCTCAATGACCCAAGAAATTCATACCCGTGGCAGCGTTCGAGTGTACGCCTGCGGTGGATGCGGCTCGAACATCGGTTCGCTGCTCGAATCGTATCGTAGCAACAACAGTTCGGCCATCGCCTCGATGGACATCGCCTACATCGATACGTCGCGCTCGAACCTCAAGCATCTGAACGTCGACGAAGAACGAACCTTCCTGTTCCAGGGCCGTGACGGCTCCGGCGGCATTCGTCGGGAAAACGCCAACGAAATCTCGGCCAAGGTTGCCCCGATCCTCGAAAAGTTCCCGCCGGCGGATCTGTCGATCGTGATTCACTCGATGTCGGGCGGCACTGGCTCGGTGGTCGGCCCCTCGATCGCGTCGGCGCTGCTCGAAGCGAAGAAGGCAGTCATCATGCTGGTCGTCGGCGATGCTTCGACGCGTCTGGACGCCTCGAACACGATGAACACGCTCAAGACCTACGACTCGATCTCGCAGCTGCGCAACCTGCCAGTCGTGCTGTCGTTCCAGCTGAACAGCCGCGAGAACAAGCGCGAGGACGTGGACCGCAACATCGTCGGCACTGCCGTGTCGATCGCAATCCTGTGGTCGGGCAACAACCGGGAACTGGATTCGAAGGATCTGTACAACTTCCTGAACTTCCACATCCCGACGACGTTCGAACCGCAAGTCGCGCATCTGTCGCTCGTGCAGTCGGGTGAAGAAGTGGTCGACAAGAACGGCGGGCAAGTCATCTCGGTGGCGACGCTCGCGGCTCCCGGCCAGGACACCACGCTCGACCCGGCACCGGAAGTGCAGTATCGCGGCTACTTGGCCGACGATGCGCCGGCATCCTTGCAGGAAAAGCTGCCGACGCATTTCTTCGTCACCGACGGCATGTTCGAGGAAGTCAACGAACTGCTGAAAGCGACGCTCAAACAACATGAAGTTCTTGCGCGTTCGCGCGAAAAGAAGGAGGGTTTCCTGACCGATGCTGATAAACCTACTCCGTCTGGTCTGGTGCTCTAAGCACCTTGACTGGAAGTTCTGGGTAGTTGCGTTAGCGTGGGTTAGTCCACTCCGTCGGGTGCGGCCACTTCGGTCGGCCGCTTTAAAAGTGACCGCTAGACGCATAACGGCCGCGTGGCCCCCTCGCCTCAAGGGGAGGCGCAAGGACCACGCTTTCGCGTAAAGTCTAGGGGATTGCGAAATCCCGACGGAATCCACCCCTAGACTTCCTGAATCAGATCCCGATGATCTTCGTTTAAAACTTGTCAGATTTGTCAAGTCAGGCATAGCGGTTGAGAGAACTGAAGACGCACTAGAGAGTCGGTCCTACCTACGTTTGAATTCGTAGACCCGATGAGAGTGGACAATACGTCTGGACCAACCAGCACGAAACGCCTTAAGGGGGCCTCCTTGAGAGCTAATCCGACATCCCGTCCTAAGGGGCGCATCGGACGTAGCCGGAGGACCCTCTTCCCTATTCGTTGTAAAGTAGCGCCGGTTTAGCTCAGTTGGTAGAGCAGCTGATTTGTAATCAGTTGGTCGTGGGTTCGAATCCTACAACCGGCACCATATGGAAGCGTGGCCGAGCGGTTTAAGGCACCGGTCTTGAAAACCGGCGACGGGAAACTGTCCGTGAGTTCGAATCTCACCGCTTCCGCCATTCATTTTCAAATCAGTTTCCCTATCGGTTCTCTTCTTAGGCGGAAGGGGCGGATAGGGAAACTGATTTATGCCGCTAACTCCTTGGAGCACGGCCAGATAGAAATGGGTTCAGGAATGCCTCTAGAACGCGCCAGAAACGCGTATAAGCGTCTGTCGTATCCTTTTTTATCATACCCCTCAATATTGTAGTACCAAGCCGGGAAAATCGATGCCAAACTATAACGCAACCTTGATCCAGGATGCCAGCGAGCTGGTTGCGTATCTGAAGGGGCCTCTGGCATTCGTGTTGGCTAAGTATCACCCCAGCACGTATGCGAGTGAGAAACACGTCTTCGAGTGGATAATACGGGAAGAGATCGAGGTGGTCTACGGTCTATCCTGCATCGGTCACATTCAACGATTAGACCCGTACCGAAAGATACGCAACAAGCTTGACCGAGCATTATCAGTGCCGCTGGAGCGCTTGATCCCAGCCCACATCAAAGCACCACGTATTTACGAGAACCCATTCGTCCAAGTCGATCTCCACTACGCAGACCAGGTAGCGGATCTGTACATTCAGTACTATCGAAATGGCATGCAATCCGATTTGAAATTCTAAGAAACAACATGGACCTCGCGCTTTTGGAAGAAATTACCCAGAACGAGCATTCCAGCCGGAAAGCATACATCGACATCCTCGATATAGCCGACCGAATGGAGCGCACGTATGGCCATTACTTCAAACCTTACACAGGAGAGCAACTCTACTTCGATTACTCCAGTCGCGCAGTGATGGACTTCAGCAAGAACTCCTACTGCATGGTGACGGATAAAGATCCCCTGAAACCGGGGGAGGTAGTACATGTGCCCGTTAAGTCGTGGAAGGACATAACGAGCCAAGACATTTACGATCAACATGATCGGCTGGTCGTCAGAGCCAAAGATACCGTCCGGCTCAAAGTCGAACCGTCCGATCCGGTGCGGATGTTGAACTTCATCGAGGATTACGTGAGCGACTACAGTCACTCGCGGATTCCGGTGTTCGAGAAAGAGGGTAAGGGACTCGTCAACTTGCTCGAAAGTTATCTGTCGGAAGAAATGCTGGCAGATTTCGAGGAGTTGAGGAAGGTGGATCTTCAGGCGGCTGAGTATTTCATCTCGGAGATCTTCTATCTGCTCGACCCCATTCTTTCAAACGTCCGTGAATTCATGGGTTCAAACAAGTGGGTGATCTATACGGTCCGGCGCATGGGGGGTGACTTGGTCATCGATGCGTTTATTGACTATCGGATCTACATCTACCACGAGCGACTGAAACGGGAGTCGCAGGAATGCGAGTCATAACCCAGACGTACTGCATCTCGCTCATGGAACCTGCCATGTTGGCGAAGCAGTACATGCGTGACCACCATCGGTACACTTCAGAAGACTTTCAGCGTGACGGGATGCTGCTCATCAAAGCACTCGATTATCCCGCCAAGCTCTTCATGGAGTTGCTCGGTCAAGCGATCTTCAACACTCCGTCGAGTCGGCATGGAGGTGCCGACTACGATCTGGAGCAAGCTGAAAAGTTGTTGATCAAAGACGGCATGAAACCGTCGGTGGTTCAGGAATGTGTGCAGCGGGTTTTCGAGATGTGTGTAGACCTGCTCGCCACTAGTTTTCCAAGCCTCGTCTTCATGGAAGAGGATAAGGTCGAGTTCCAGATGCTCAATGAGTTTGATCTGGTGCTCACCTTGTCTGTTCCGGTACAGTTGATCGAGGATAACCGCTGGTAAAGGGGAATTGATGCACGTGATCTTAGATACAGACGATCTAGTCCGTCGCTATACGGCCTACGATCCTCTGTTTAGCTTCTACGAGAACGGGATCAAAGATATCATCAAAGAAGCCGTCCTGAGAGCTGGCTCGAAAAAGGTCAGTTACTGGGGCGATTATGATTCCGATTTGGTTTGGGGCACGTCTTTAGCGGGACTGGTTTCTCGTGATTGGGAGCGCGCAATCGATATGTCCTTGGACCACAGTCCGCACTTGGTGCACGACTATCTCCAAGGACAAAACAAAATGGATCGAGAAGTGATCCAGATCGTCGTCGAGCAGATCGAAGAGGAGGTCGATCAGATGCTGCATCGCCTGACAGACTCGAATCGGTTTCGAGTCTCAGAGATGACGGAGGGTCAAGACTCGGCTTGGATAGGTAACGATTTGGTAGTGACTGTAGTTTCACTGCCGGAGGAGTACGATGGGCCATTATAAACAGGCGTGGCTTGAGTTTCAGGAGTTCCCGGAGCAGTTGATTCTGGATTTTGAAGATATCTTCTGGAAGCTGCGTCGGGACGTTTCAATGATCTGGTCGCAGCCTGTTGATTGGGACCTTTTCTTTTCCATACTCTTTCCGGAAGCTATCTGTAACGTGGATCGTTGGTGTCAGGCGTCGTGGCATCGCGATCACCAGAACCTTCACGACTGCGCGGTCAACATGGCGTGCGGTGAGTACGGAATCTTTGAAGGAATCTATGAACCAACAATAATGGATGCCTTAGAGAAGATCATCTATCGCGCAGGGCTCGAAATGAAGGAGCGACTCCTGTGCATGGTGGCTTATCATCGGGGCGTCTTCCCTTACACATTCCGAACGATGATTTCCGATGGATGTTTATTCTTTTCTAAAAACGAAAGCATCTATGATTCCCGAATTCCTGATCCTCAATTCTGAAAAGGAGGCGACTGAGTTGGCGTTTCTGACTCAGTATCTGCCGGTACAGGAAGGCGAGGTCTTTAGAAACATCCTCGAATGCATCGGTTATGACAACGTTGCGGACTTGCAGTTGGAGTCGCATGCTCGTGACGTCGAGACCATGATGATCGAGGGTGGCCACGGCGATTATGCCGAATGGACTTCCCGCCTGATTTTGAAACTGGGTCGTGAGATCCTGGGGCAGTTGCGAAAGCTCAAGGCGTACCACAACGGTTACCTGATCTATTGCTATTATCAGGATCTGAACGGGGATCTGGTGCTGCGCTCGCTTGAGTACGACGATCTTCAGATGAACGTCCCCAGCGAAGACGACAAGCTGCATTGAAAGGAGAACACATGGCGCTTGGTGAGTTGGTAGTTGCACAAGTCATCCCGTCCAATTTCATCCTTCACACGTCTGATCTCGTGGAGAAGTTCCACAAGGACTTACTCCCTCATTCCGTCAGTAATTACGATCTGCGCGAAATCATCAACCAGATCTCGGATGAAATCGACGCGAAGGATCGTAAGAAGACGATCCAGTTGTTTCGGAGTCTGCCGCAATTCAATCGTATAGCGTGTAAGCAATTTCTTGACACGGTTGAGCGGCAACATCTGCTTAAGGCAGCAACATTCGATTTGGCGGTAGCGATTTACGATCGTCTGGAAGAATTCAAGGCGTTCGATTCCTATCGCTTTGCCAATCGATTCCCTTATGCCTTCGAGAAGATGGTTGGAAATGACGTAGTCTTTTTCCATATCCCGTATTGACCGTGTCGTCACTTTTCGAAGGCGATCATGACGACACAGTACCAAATCGGGAGTACGTACTCCTTCCAGGTGTACCCGGTGGCTCAACTGGGGAACAATTTCCAGAACGTGGTGGTGTTGGCAATTCTCGATGCCACCACGGTGCAACAACTGGGGGTTGACATCTGGGGAGTACACAAGAACCTCTACGCGAGTCTGCCGCCGGGTACACCCAGCGATCCGACCCAGTATCAGTACCTGCGCCTGAAGCTTCAATCGGGCCAGACGACGATCGTTGCGGTTCCGTGGATCTCCGACTCGACCGTGGAACTCGTCAACGCACAGACCCTGCAAGTGACCATCGGCAATGTCGATGCCGCGACGTGGGCTCCGCGTGTGCAGTTGGCACTGGCACAGCTGCTGCCCTCGGGCACACCGATTGAGATCTCGGTGAAAAGCAACTAAGCAATTCCATTGGTCTCGTCTGTTTTTTTAACTGGCCACCCCATGTTGTGCATGAGAGGGTAAGGGCGTAACTGACACGTCCGGATCGCTGGTTCAACCCTGCGCTAGTGTGGTCGCGGGGGAGTAGCTAGAACTAGGGTGCTGGGGAGTACCTTGGATCGTCAGTGTTGTACCCGCCGCTGCCTCCTGTATCGGCCGTCAGCCGTGCCATTGTGCGAAAGCGCTGGCCTGCCGGGGCGCTGAAGGGACTTCACTCACCCCTTTGGCTTGGGATGTGCAGCGGCACCCATTCTTGAACGCGTCTGTAGGAAACTTCGGGAGACCTTCGGGTCTCCCTTTTTTCCCCTCAACGTGTTTTTTTTTGTCGATTCTTTTTTCAGTGGCGGGATCAATAGTACGAGTGTACCAAACCGGAGCAAAGAAGAATGGAATTGGTGAATCCCTTCGTGCGAAAACCCGAAGAATACAAGCGCGATATCAACGTTCTGAAGCATTATCTCGACCAAGCGTCGACCTACCTGTCGCTCATGACGGGTCGCTCCTACCTCGACTGCCATAACTACATCAAGGGAACCTTGGCCAAAGGCGGTCGATTCGAATTCCGTGATCCGAAGATTACCTTCACGGAACGTAACGATCATGGCGATCGTGAGTTGAAAGAGAATACGCTCTCGTGGTTTCTGACCACGAGTGTCAAAGAAAACGACATCATCGCACCGACGTTCACGACGTATCTGCACCCGAAGAAGAAAAAGTCGCTCTACGCACTTTACATCGGACAGGGCAAGAAACGGCGCAACAAAGCCAAGCACGAGATGTTCACGGCGGAAATGGCGCGTGATGCGGCGAAGAAGAATGGCCAGCATGCAGAGTGGGTCCGACAGGCTGCGTTGTACGACTTCAAGAAAGTGGAACAGGTCTACGCCAAGCAGAAGAACAACTCCCTGTCTGGCGGCCACAACTCGACGTCTACGCCGCTCTTTAACAAGACGGCTCACTCGACCCTGACCTCAACCTGCCGCGCGACCTCGGGCTATGGCAATGCCAACAACGAGAAGTTCTTGGCTGGTAATCGCCATTACTGGTCTCCTGCGATCTGCACGAACAACATCGTCTCGATCATCCGACACACGGACTACAAGCAATTGGAAGCCGTGATCCAGAAGTACGGGATGTATCTGCCCACAGCTGAAGACGTGATCGATGTGATCGATTACTCGGCCAAGCATTACTGGGGCACGACGTGGCGTAACACGGACACGCACATGCGTCTTTACATGCTGGCGAAGAACTTGTCGCCCTTGCAGCGCGCAGCGTTTGTCTACACGGGTGACTTCTACCACATCCGTAAGTACAACGACGCGTTGGCACGTGAATTGGTCATGCGGCTTTCCAAGCGTGTCGATACGGAGCATCCCGATCCGGACAGCGCATTTAAGCGTTGCTTCGAAGATCAGCGTAACCTCGGCATCACGATCTGCTCGCATGTGACCAAGGGTATCGATCCGGATAAGCTCAAGGAGCATCCGAAGCCCTACGCAGTTGCTGCCTCGACGATCGAGAACATCTACAGCACGGTGCAGGATTACGCCGACTTCATCAGTACGTTCTTTGTGACGGATAACGTGCCTGCATCGATGGCATATTTCCCGGAATCCATCCGACATACCGCGTTGATGTCGGATACGGACTCCACGATTTTCACGGCACAGGAATGGGTCGAGTGGGCATTCGGGAAAGTGGGATTTAGCGACGAGGAGAACAACCTCTCGACGACCATGATCTACATGGCGTCGGCGACGATCACGCACGTGCTTGCTCGCATGTCAGCGAACTTTGGCATCGACAACTCGATGATCCACAACATCGCGATGAAGAACGAGTTCAAGTTCGACGTGTTCGTTCCGACCAACGAAGCCAAGCATTATTTCGCGGTCATCTCGTCGCAAGAAGGGAAGGTGTACGACAAGCTCAAGCCCGAGATTAAGGGTGTTCACCTGAAGAACTCCAACGTGAACAAGGAGATCATGAAGATCGCCAAGGACACGATGGTGGAGACGATGGAGAACATCATGAAGGGTGAGCTGATTGACTTGAAGGCTTACTTGAAGAAGTTCGCGGATATCGAGCGTAACATCAAGCACTCGATCGAGTTGGGTTCGCACGACTTCTTCCGCTTTGGCCGAGTCAACCCGCTGGAGTCGTACAAGCGCAAAGAAAAGGAAACGGACGCTGCGTTCCTCTCGCGTACGCCCTATCGTTTCCACACGATGTGGGAAGACGTTTTCGCGCAAGACTACGGTCAAGTGCCCCCACCTCCGTACACCTGTTTGAAACTCTCCACCAATCTGGATACGTCGGGTAAGACGATTGAATGGTTGGCGAAGATGGAAAACCGGGCATTGGCGGATCGGTTGACTGCGTGGATGAAGAAACACAACAAGCGGTATCTTGGGATGGTGCTGCTGCCGGAACAGATCGTGACGGTGCGAGGAATCCCGAAGGAGTTGTTGCAGGTCGTGGACGTGCGCAACATGATCATCGAATCGACAGCTGTCTTTTACAAGATCGCTGAATCGTTCGGGATTTACCTGCTCAACGATAAAAGGACGAAGCTCTTCTCGGACTACTACTAATGGCTACCGTGCAAGGTTTGCTGATTGGGGGAATTGTCATACTGGTTGCGATGGCGATGAAAGTGATCTGGATGAAGCCGCCATCCAGAATACCGGAACCGCCGCCGGGCTATTTCGAGTGGCTGAAACAAACATCCGAAAAGGAGTAGCTGTATGGATCAAGAAGTCGAAATCGTCGTTCGAGGGCCGGTCGGTTCGGGTAAATCAGCACTCCTTGGTGAAATCGAAATCCTGATGCGGGCAATGCGAGTTCCCTATCGGTTCGACAACCCGGAAGCATGGCAACAAGAACTGAACCTGACTGGCGCAGACTGGCAATCTGAACTGGAACGCACCAAGCCGGTGGTGGTATTGAAGGAAGAGGGACTTCGCCAGTTGTCTCCTTTGCAGATTTCCCATGAGAAAGCATATGGGGAAGGACGCGAGGCTTGTTTGCAGAAACAGCCCGTGTTGTCAAACCCGTATCTGGCGAAACTGACGTCGAACACGGCGTTTGACGCCATCTTGTGGATGATCGGCTACAACTCACAGTTGTCGGAGATCGTCGACGCACAAAGGGGTACTACATCGTGATTTCCCATCTTGTCATTTACGGCGGTATCGGTTTTGTCATCGCCTGTGTCGTAGCGGTGCGCTATGGTCCGTGGTTCAAGAAGACCTCGGCACAGGTCGATCAAACCGTCACCAACGTTACCAACAACATCAAGGACGTGGTGAGCAAGGATGATAAGCAGTCTTCCAACAACGGCTAAATTGGTGCTCGGCGCATTGAGCGTGGCAACCTTGATCGGGATCGCAACGACCCGGTACTGGTTGCCCGATCCTTGCGATCTGAAGCGCTGGCGGCGCTAAGAGACCAACGGCATAAAGAGGGGAGGCTTTTGGCCTCCCCGATATGCCCTTAACGGCCGTTGACATCCACCAACATGTTTTCGATGGTATCGATCTCGAACATGACTTCGGTCAAGACGTTAGGCGTCAAGACCTTCATCATGCTGTTGCGCTTGTACATGCGGATCTGACGCAGTACATAGTTCACTTCGTTGCGATTGGTAGTCGACGCACCTGCCTTACTGACACGGACCAAGAAGTCCAATACCGGCAAGCGGGAAATGCTCAACGACCAGACGACTTGCTGCGTCGGCACGATGTCGGGCAACTTCATGACATCATCCAGATCGCGTGCAGTCACCATCGGGATCTCATGCATCATGCCACGAAAGTCCCGACCAATCTTTTCCATCAACTCCAGCATCTTGGTTTGCCATTGCGTCAGTCGCTGATCCCAATCAACCAACGGGAACGAATGAGGCCGTTTGGCTTCTCCAATCGGAGCACCGCGTGCAATTGCATGGATGCGGTTAAAGATGGCGAGATCCAGATGCGAGTAGAGCATATTCGGCAAGACGTACATGTGCACGAACTGCATCGTACTCATCTGGTTTTCCTGATACAACTCCTGCCAGTTGGCTTGCTCCAGTCGAAACGACCGGTACATGGCAGCCAGCATGGGGATGTTGATCAGGATTACTGCAACCCCTGAATCGGTGGAGTTATCCACGCCATTAGGTAATTTTAAAGCGATGTCAGTAATGGGATGACGAAGGACTCGGATGGGTTGCAAATCCTTCCAGTTCTTTTCCGCATCAAAGACATCAAAGTCTTCATTGTCCGCGACCAGTACTTCAAAGGTTTCGGGACCATAGAAGACTCCGGGGAAAATCTGCCCCCGGTAAATGGACGACGTCATCTTTAACGCCATCGAGAGATTCAACGCCATGGCTTGCACGTTATCGACGTAGCGTTCGATGTTTTGCGACAACGGCACATCGATGGACTGGATCAGTCGCACCAAGAAATGGTCGGATTGAACTGCCATTGGGTGATTGCGGTAGTACCGAATCACCGTGTCCAGATTTCGTTTCAGCCCATCGCGAATGTTATTCCATCCCGGCACTCTCGCGACAGCGCTCAAAGATTCTGGCATGGAATTGAATAAGCTGTACATGGATATCGGATCCAAGCAAGAAGAATAGAGGCTATAAAATACTGCCGGGAATTTCCACAAAGGAGTAGGAAATGAAAATTGTCACACGTGAAGAGTTTCTGAAGCTCCCCGTAGGAACGCTATATTCGAAGTATCAACCATGCGTAGCCGATGAGATTCACATCAAAGACGAGACGGTCATGGATGACTTTTGCTGTGTCGACATCTCGAACTCGGCCAGTTTCCTACACGCAAGCGATACCAGCGAACCCGTCAATTTGGAAACGCCTTATCGAGACGCGTGTGCCCGTGACAAGGATCAGCTTTTCGCTGTCTGGGAACTGGACGATTTGAAAGCCTTGGCCGCAGTGGTCAATCGCGCGATGGAGCTTGCACAACAATGACTCGACGAATCGCTGGACGACTCTCAGCTGCGGTAGCCATTGCAGCTTTGGCAGCAGGTGCATCAGCGCGAGCTGGCAAACACGAGCCGATTAAGTTGCCCAAGCAGGAAGAAGACGAGTTCTCAGGCGGGATGGCCAATGTCTATTTCGTGGAACCGAATCCACGACGTGAACCAGGTCGAGGCAAACGTGGTGGAAATGGAAAAGGGAGAAAGTGGTGGAACAAGTAATCTTGCATGAACAACACGTCTGGGACTGGCTGGCGGCATCCTTGATGGTCGACATGTCTCCCATGCCGCAACCGCCGATTGTTGCCGGACTCCTCAGGAAGATTCCTGTTACTGAGAACGAACTCCGCATCGAGACGCCGGACGAGATCGGTTACTACACGCCGGCTAATGTTTCTGCGCACTTTGTTCCGATCCCGCCTGTTTGGGAAGGCACGGAAGCCCCGTTCACGGAGATCAAACAAGAACCCAACCTCGCAGAAAAGGGTTGGTCTTGGCCTATCGATGTTGATCTCAGAAACCCGCACAACGTGACGCCAGAGCAAGTTGGTCTTGGCCTGATTAAGATGACCTGCACTTATGGCCCAGACCCGAATGTGATCGATGTGGAAGCGCGTGTAGTTGAAACCCCGAAGGAGCTTCCGGCTCCAAAAGGAGAAGAAGATGAATAGAGAATATCCCGAAGGCTTTTGGCCGGTTTCTGAACAAGAGTTCAAATGCATGATGGCGCATCACGGGTCGAACTGGGAAGATGCTGCTGCCAAAGCCGAGGTGTTTTTCTACATCTACGATGCTTGGAAGGATGAAGAACCGGTCAATATCGAGTATCGGCCGTTCTTCGCAGACGATCTGACGGTGACTTACACCCCTGCGAAGTATCCGGGCTTTGTCGGTCCGATGCCGCAAGTCACACTGAAGGAAGGGCGGAGTTACGTACCGGTCGAGAAAAGGTCGTTCTTCGATAATCTGGACAAGATCGAGAAGAGTAAGTCCCCGTCCGGCAACTTCAAGATCATGACGATAAGCGAGTTGTACGAGGCTGTTCGACTCGCTGGCAACATGGACGAGTTCACACATCTCATGCGTGCCGAAGGCTTCGATTCGATCGGTTTGCTGCCTGATGATTGGTCGGAGCGCAACAATCGTGACGAGACGATCCCTGGCGCGATCCAGCACCTGAGTGGTCCGGTAATGGCTATTGAAAGCGTCCATGGCCATCACTCTCAGCTGCTTCTTGACAAGATCAAGAGGTTGCATGAAACATTCGTCGATGCTGGAAAAGTGATCCTTGACTCGTGCCATGATTTCAAGTTCCCGAATCAACCGTTATACCCTCGTGGTGTCGCGGTGTTTTCCGAGGAAGAACAGAAAGACGTGAAACCCAAGAATCGCCCCAAGGGTCCGCGTCGTACCAAAAACCAACGCGGAAAATGGTGGAATCGATAATGACTATTTTAATTGACCCGAAGCATCCGTTGTTTGCCCAGTCTCGTTTCTCGATGATTGCTCGACCGGTGAAAACGTATCAGTTGAACGATCTGACGAACTGGGCGTACGAAATCTACGCGGAAGGTGTTTCCCATCCGGCAGTACAACCGATGTCGGAAACGGATCATGCTCGCGCTAAGGGCTGGTATATCGACGATCTTCATTGTACGTGGCCTCCCAGTTATTCGTTCCATGTGACGAAGATGATGAGTGACTGGATGAGCGACTGGATGGGTTACATCACCGGCAAGTTCGTCTTCTTTCGTGATGAGTCCAAACCGGTGAGCAAGATGAGACTGTGGCGTACGCTTTCTCAGGCGTTGCAAGGTTACTCCATCGAAGCGTTTGAGGCGCATATGGGTTACGCTTTGCGCGTGGACCACACGGCGTACTTCAAGTCGCTCGCCGACCGGGAAATGGGCACAATCACGATCTCTGGTGTGAAACCGGGCACGACCATTTCCCTCAACTACAAGGCGCGCGGTGGTCAACTGGGTAACCGGAAGACAAGGCGGCAAGGGAAGAGATAATGGCTTTCACAATGGAAGACAGTTGGGAACGGCCTGAGAAATACGAGATGCATGTTATCGCAGCCATTCACCAACTGCATAACGCCCATGTCAAGGCGTGGATTATGAAGCCGTGGCCGTTTCGACGTATCGGAGAACTTCCCATCATGAAAGCGATGGTTGACGACGTGTTTCCTCTTCCACTTACTGTCAAGATGAAATCACTCGGAGAAAAATGATGGCTCGAATTGGGAGATTGTTCGACGAGCACGGCAATGCATTGCATTGTGGACATGTGGATCAGCGAGTGAGATCGATTGTTGATGGAATGCTGGCGTCCTCAGCATCGAGTCACGACGACCACATCCATGCTGCGTACGAGTATTATGGTCGTCCGCATTTCTGTGCTTCGATTGGCGATAGCATGGGTAACCAGATCAGTATCGCCGCGCTGCGTCGGGAAGATGAAGGTTTGTTGTTCAACAAAGACGGTACGGTTTGGGGTTATCACATCGAACCAGATCCGGAAACGAGCGAGGCGGTGTCGACATGGTTGGATTGTAACATGTATCCGAAGAACTCGTTCCACGAGTACCTAGGTATTGGCCTGCACAACCAACACGTGATCGACTACGAGATGCTGCATTGCACAAAGGGCACGTTACTGGATTTGTCCTTCTACCAGCAGATCTATTCCATCCCTCTTAAACCCCGGAGGTAAAACGGCTGTTTGCCAACCGGGGCTATACGGAGAGTTAAAAAACATAGACCCCGTGTGTTCTATGTAGGAGTATCTCGAAAGAAGAAATAAGTACGCGATGAGAATTTACGGGGTGGAAAATCGACATGCAGTGGCAACATCTTTGGGAAATCGTTGAATCCGCTGGGTTCGTTCCCGGCCTTGCGCTAGGCATCGTCCTAGCCTACATCTTTGTCATCGCGCAGAGCATCTGTCGGACACGATACCTGCACGATGCAGCGAAGCTCGAATCGCCTGTCAAACTGGGTGAGCAGTTCTATTACATCGTGCCAGAACGATTGTACAACCAGTTTGACCACGCAGGCGCAAGAGCTAGACTTCTTCTTGAACAGTTGGAGAATGGGAAGAAGGATTGAGTTTGTTCCTGATCCGTGCAGAGGTGTACTCTGGCAATGTACGGATGGGAAGTACTCTGGGTATGGCGATACCAAGAGTGAAGCCTTGTCTGGATGGATAGAATCCAAACGGATTCGGCGTACGCAACCACCCCCTCGGCTCGATCAAAGAGGGAAGCGCAGGCACTGGTGAAGGGTAGGATTGATTTCGCATTAGAATTTTATCACCACCACCCTTATCTTATAGGAGGTGAGACCCACTCACCTTTTACCTGGCCCGGTCCCAACCGGGCTGGGGCACCACCTGTGATGTCAGTTGATGTCGATATTGCCGGAATCAAAGATTTCTTGGCTATATATCACTCTCTTGCATAGTGGTAACACTGTGTTTGCGCAAACATCTTTTTAGCAAAGAAAGGAAAATCATGAGCCTGAAAACCTCCCAAGGCCAGCAACGCGGCAACCTCGGTCACGCTTTCGACGAGGCACAAGCCAAGCAGCAACCCGCTGGTCAACAAGCAAGCAGCCAACAAGCACAAGCGTCGCACCAAGATCCGCTGCTGAGCTTCCGTGCGCTCGGCTCGATGTTCGAAATGCCGGCTGCCGCAAACGCGCAGTCGGAAGTTCTGACGAAGGCTCGTGCTGTCGTGGACGCTGATCTGAAGTCGCTGCCCGATTCGACGTTCGACATCCGTGTCGTCGCGCTGGACCGCGAAAACCCGGCGCTGAACCTCGGCGTGTCGCTGCTCGTCATCTGCGTGTCGCTCAAGCAACAACCGCAACTGGGCGTCGGCTATCACGCACTGCTGCTCGCGGAAAGCGCACCGGAACCGAACCCGGTGTCGGTCAACATCGGCCAAGGCCGTACGGTCGAACTGAAGCAAGTGATCGGCGACGCGTATGACGAAATCATGCGCGCCGAAATCCGCAAGGAACTGAGCCGCCAGTTCCCGAACGTTCCGCTGCACTCGGGCGAAGGCCGCGTCGTGCGTGCCGACTTCAAGTGGTCGGAAGAAAACGCAGAGAAGTTCCTGCGTGTGGACGCCGTGTCGGCTGCGACCATGGCGCTGGCGAAGTCGATTCCGGGCTTCCGCGATCTGAACCTGCGCAAGATCGAGCAGGACGGCACGCTCACGTTGAACACGCAGTTCCATCAGCCGCAACTGGTCGACACGACCGGCCAGGCAGTGCGTGCCGACGTTCGCGTGGTGTTCCGTGCCGGTCAAGCACAGCGCAACCAGCAAGTGCAGCAGTCGCAGAACCTCGAAAAGCCGACGGACATCACCCGTATCGCCGGCTTCATCGATCTGATCCACCAGCGTCAGCCGCAGATCAACCCGTATCTGCCGCCGCAGTTCCAGTTCCAGCCGGGCCAGAACATCGAGCAGTTCAAGCAGTTCATCCCGCGCTTCGTCATCACCAACCTGCGCACCGACAACGGCGCGACGCTCGGCAAGCAGCTGCTGGCCCTGCTGACCGTCTACACGCTGCGCAAGCCGGGTGCCTGGTATCCCGCGTTCAAGCCGCAGTACAACCTCGGCCGCGACAAGGATCTGGACATCAAGGACATCGGCGCGATCGGCCTCGAAACGATGATCGATCCGGCGACGGGCGTCGGCACGCGCATCAACACGAAGACGGACACGTTCCGTGCGCAGGATCTGGGCGCGCTGCTGCACGCCACGGTTCGCGACGGTCTGGTGATCTCGCTCGACGTCGAAGAATGCGGCGACTCCACGTGGCCGAACGTGGACTTCGCGGAAGCAGCCCGCATGCCGAACAGCCAGGAAGAAGCAGCGCGCAAGCGTGAAGCTTCGGAAAAGCTGTACGATGCGGTGAACTACCTGACCAACGGCGGGCTGGAAAAGACCGGCTTCGTGCGTGGCAGCGAAATCTGCTTCAACGAAAACAACCGCATCGTGCTGGGCAACTATCCGGGTGCCGACGGCGAACTGCGCGACGTCCGCGACGTCGACACGGTGGCGATGTACAACCTGATGGGCGAGCGTGACATCAAGGTTGCACGTGACTGGACGGATACGTATCTGCGTAGCGACCTGCCGATCGAGCAGCGTCTCGACGCACGCATCCACATCCTCCAGACGCTGATCCCGAGCCTGAAGATCACGGGCTTCGCGACGCGTATCACCTTCCGTGACGACTTCCTGCAAGCGTTCACGACGGCTGCGGCTGGCACCGGTCTCGCGATCCGCGAATCGGCTCCGTTCGGCGAAGTGCAAGGCTTCGACGTGCCGCAGTACCAGTTCGTCCAGCAAGCGCTCGGCGGCTACCAGACCACCAACCTGTTCCAGCAAGGTGGCCTGAATCCGCAACCCGGCGGCCAGTTCGGCGGCGCATGGCGCGGTCGCTGGAACTAATCCGCACGGCAGCTGAAGTAGTGTGAAAAGAGAGGACCTTCGGGTCCTCTCTTTTTTTCTTAAGGCTATCGTGAGGAGAAGTGAATGGGCGTCTCATTAATTCTGGCGGATCTGGACGCCGTCAGGCTCAGCTCTCCGTATGACATCCACATCGTGAATGACATATCGGTAGCGCTGGCAAGCGAGAAAGAGGACTTCAACCGTAAGATCTATACGAAGTTCTCCGGCGACGACTTGCTGAGCAATCTGCCTACCTGTTCGTGCGGTGCGACGACGGGCGAGCCCAACAAAGGCGAAACCTGCCCCGAGTGTCACTCACTCGTGGTTGATGCAGCAATGCAGGATCTTCAGCCGATCGTGTGGATGAGGGCTCCGAATGGGGTCAGGTCACTCATCAATCCCGAGTTCTGGACGATGATTTCGGAGTTCTTCTCGCGAAGCAATTTCGACGTCTTGCGCTGGATCGCGGACACGAACTATCATCCGGTGGTGCGCGTGCCTGCCGTGATGGATGCAGTAAAAGCAGTGATTCCGGATCGTGGTTACAACTACCTCATCGACAACTTCTTCCCGATTGTAGAAGCGTTGATGGAGTTGAAGGTTTATCGGACGCCAAAAAAGAGGGAAATGGCTGCCGATTTAATGGAACTGATGCGCCGGTATCGTCATTGCTTGTTTCCGCAGTATGTCCCGTTTCCCAACAAAGCGCTGGTGGTCATTGAGCGCAGTAATGTCGGTACGTATATCGACACCACGATTAGCGGCGTGGTCGATGCGATCCGAACAATGACCGGGATTGATCTTCCCGAAAACAATTACTCTGTCCGAGTTAAGGAGAACCGGACGATTAAGACCATCTGTCAGTATGCGGAATTCCATCAAGAGTGGGCTTCCAAGTCGCTGGCGGGTAAGCCTGGCATTTTGCGAAAGCACATCTGCGGCTCGCGGTCGGACTTCAGTTTCCGTGCAGTGATCGACTCGATCAGTGACGCACACCGGTATGATGACATCTACATCAGCTGGGGCATTGCTGTGTCAGTCTTCCGCTTGCATCTGGCAAACAAGCTCGACAAGATGGGCTGGCTGGCCAACAAGATCGTGGAGTTCATCGACGAGCATGCACTGAAGTTTCATCCGCTGCTCGCCAAGTTGCTCGACGAACTCATCGCAGAAGCACCGGGTGGTCGGATCCCTGTGATCCTAGGTCGCAATCCGTCATTGCAGCGCGGCTCGACACAACAGTTGTTTATTAGTAAGGTGAAGCATGATGTGCAGATCCCGACTATTTCGCTGTCCGTGCTCGTGCTCCGTAGCTTCAATGCCGACTTCGATGGCGATCAGGTCAACGTGTCGCTGGCAATGGACAACCGTACTGCACGAGACCAACGCGCACTTGCTCCCCACATGAGCGCGCTGGATTTGGATGAACCGTATCACATTTCCGCAAGTCTGGCTTTCCCCAAGCCGGTCGTCAGCAGTATGGCGGAATGGATGCACGACGATGAAGGACCTCTCACGCCCGAAGAAATTCGCATGATGGAATCGTTACCCGACGCATAACTCGCAAGGAGGTGAGTGAAAGATGTACACTCCTGCACAGAGTGACTTTAACGCGCTGGCGTTTGGGACTCCTCACCCTGGGACTCTCACTTACATACGCCAGAAGTTTGATACCCTGTCAACCGCACTGACCGACAGGGGTCGTGAGTTCATGGCTGATGCGCGTCAAATGTGGGACCAGTTCATGGGTTCTGCTGCGATGCGTAAAGCTCGGGCTGTCAAGGAAAAGCTGCTGGACGGCATGTATTTGCGCAATGAAGCGCAGTACTATACGACCATCGGCCAATTCCAGTCAGCCACGCCCATGATGCAAGGGTACATCATGGCGCATCCGGAAGTGAAGCAGATGTATTACGATCAGCGACTCGATGGTTATTCGGGAAGCTGGGTCGACACCAATCCGGGTGCAATCGGTTGGAATGATCCGGTATATCGGCAAGTGATGAACGGGATTGCAGTAGATCACCCCGAGCATGACTTCCATATCCGGGTTGTGCTGGATGATCTGCCGGACAATATCCTCCCGCTTCAGATCGACGAAAAGGTCAAGATCATGGCGACGTGGGAAACGTTGCGTGGTTTGATCGATGCGGGGCAAGAAGATCCGACCTCGCAGTCCGGCGGCATGCTGTAAAGAATTGCGCAAGTGGTATGACCTTCAGGGGGGCTTCGGCTCCCCTTCTTTTTTTGTCGACGTAAGATGATAATGCTGTGTACTAGGAACACTCACAGGTAACTTATGTCGACTCTTAACACCGATGGAATCATCCCGTTGCCGAAGTTTTCCACGACCGGCTGGACGTATTCGTTGAATGAAAAGGCAGATGGCATCCTGTCTAACTTCTTCGAATCGGATGCGTATCAATCGAATCTGTATGCTGGCAACGTCAGCAGCATGCAAGGACTGGTTCAGCAGTTCAACAGTGATCCAGTCAAACTCGTGACGAATGTGCGGCAAACCTTGGAGAAGTATCTGTTGCGCTACTATCCGGATGGCGTAACCGTGAATGTCACTTCTCCGGCCACTAGTCCGACATGGCAAGGCTCGGTCTACGAGATCACGATCTCGGCAACCGTTACGGAACAAGGTACCCAGTATTCCTTTGGTTATCTCGTCTCGGCTGAGAATTCCATCATCAGCAAAATTGCCCGGCTTAACAACAACGGCTCGGCATTCTAATCAGATGTTTTTTCACGCAGTGTGTTCATGCTGTAGTGGAGAAACCCGGAGAAAAAGCAATGAATCAACCCACGCGACAAACGCTGGTGGAGCAGTTCATCCAGCAACGTTCGGCTCGCTTATCTAGCGAGTTGGACAAAGTCGAAGACCTGATGAAGGACATCAACCCGACGGCTCGGGTGGAACTGGACGAGTTCTACTTCCGTGCATTCGTGGACGTCTTCACGGGTGAAGAAAAGATGATGTACTTCGGCGAAGGCGAAGAAGCCCGCCGGACTGCTCTGCGTACGTGGACGAACGTGGCCACGAGCATGTTGCATGAAGTCGACGTCTACGGTCTGGTCGAAGGCAAGCGTACGCTGCTTTTCACCGTACCGCCGCTGCTCGATCGGGAAATGATGGAACCGACCGAAAAGCTTGAAGGCCGTCCGTCCGTGTACGGCGCAGTGGTGAACGCCGGGCACATCAGCAACATGTCGAAATCGCAGGGCGAGCAGTACCTGATCGACTACCTCGGCGAGCGTTTGACCCGGATGTATCACCCGGAGACGATGCTCAAGAACGCGGCTGCGTGGAACAAGATCTTCGCGTTCTACGGTCGCAAGCCGCTCGTTCCGGCTATCTCGAACGAAAAGGATCAGAAGAACAACGGTAACATCAGCAATGATGAAGTCGTTGGCTTCGACCCGCTGTAATCCTTCATGGAGAGCTACATGGCCATGAAGGTTAAGAAGATTAATCTGGCCGTCCTCTCCGACATTCATCTCGGGCATAAACGCAACAGCACCTCTGAGATCATTAAGAATCTCAGGGTTGCTGTTGCGGACGATGCCTCGACTGCACAACTCGACATCATTTTCCTGGCCGGAGACGTCTTCGATGACTTGCTCTTGCTAAATGATGACGATGTCTACGAGATCGATCTTTGGATCTACCATTTGCTGACTTTGTGCGCAAAGTACGGCATTAAGCTGCGGGTGCTAGAAGGCACACCGCGTCATGACCGCTTGCAATCGAATCGCTTTGTGCTGATTAACGAAGTGATGGGTCATGCGGTGGATCTGAAATGGGTTACGAAGATTTCGGTGGAGCACATCGAGGAATTCGGGTTGGATGTCTTGTACATCCCGGACGAGGCTACGGAGTCGCCTGAGAAGACACTGCGCATCGCTAAGGAAGTGATGGCAGCAAGGGGATTGGAGCAGGTTGATCTTGCGATCATGCATGGTTGCTTTGATTACCAGATTCCGTATCTGGCAAGCGACCACAAACACGATTCGAATGCTTATCTGGAAATGGTCAAGTACCTGATCTTTATCGGGCACGTCCACACTTCCAGCACCTTGGCACGCATCATCGCGCAAGGGTCATTTGATCGGCTGTCTCATGGGCAAGAAGAGCCCAAGGGGCATTACCGCGCCACGTTGTACAACAGTGGCGAGTGGGAGGCAAACTTTGTCGAAAATACTGGAGCGAAGAAGTTCGTTACGCTCAAGTGTCAGGAGACTTCGCTGGAGGAAACGCTGGTCGAGATTAACGAGTTGGTGCAGACTTTACCGCCCTACTCCCACATTCGTTTGGATCTTGATCGCGACCATCCTCTCCTAGCCAGCACCGACACGTTGATTCGACGGTGGCCGTTGATTACGTGGGAAAAGATTGTCAGGGATACCGGTGAAGAAGAACTCATTGCTGAGCCGGAAATCGAAGACGAGTACAAACCGATCCAGATCACTCGCGATAACATCGTGGAGATGATGATGAATCGCATCATGTTGCATCCTGACATTGAGGCGGATCTTATCGATGTGGTTCGGGAACAACTTGAAAAGGTGGTGTCATGAGCGTAAGTGAACGGCACTTGTCGGAGCGAACGATTGGACAGTTGCCGCTGTCCGTGGGCACTTCGCTGGCTATTGAATCGGCGCTCGGCATCCACCCTGACATCAAGGTGAATGCACCACCGATTCGGCAGTACACGGAGTTCTGGGTCAACTTGAAGACGCTCTACCGCAACATGGTAGGGTCCTTGCAAGCGGACGCCATGAACCAAGTGTTGGGTGTGCCCGTTGGCGAAGAGATTCGCCATGAGATGGATCGTATCGACTCCATGATTGGAGACGAGTACAACGTGAAGGTGGTGTACTACGCCTGCAACTACAACCATCTCCAGCAGAAGTATCCGAATGCTCGAATTCGGATGGACACGACGGCGAAGCAAAAGCTCTACACCAAGACCATGATGGATGCACTTCAACATCTGATCTTGGCCGAGCAACCGCCGGCGCACCTGAAGATTGAATCACGGGTGCGAGTCTTTAACACGACACTGAAACCCACAGTGTCGGTGAAGACGATGATACTGACACACGTTCCTTTGGACTTGTGCAGTGCCAAGCATTTCGGTGAGTTGACGCTGTTGGAGTCGCACACCGGGGCGATCAAGGAAAAGGCACAGTGGTACACCAAGTATCTGCAAGGCAAAGATCTGACCAGAATGCCGTTCCGGGAAGATCTCTTACAGATCTTTGGCGACCACGAGATGTTTCACCCATACCCGATTGAACAAAGACGCGAGCTAATGGAGGTAGCGGAAAAGTACAAGTGGACCAGTCTGACAACCATCGATAAGTTGCGATATAGCATCGAGCAACTCAAGAATCCCTACTTCAAAGCAAAGCTGAAAGCGATGCTAGTGCCCTAAAAAACGTCATAAATTTTTAGAATTTGTAGGCGTTTGTCGGGGAAACACTGGGAATTTACGTACCCGGAGCATTTTCTGAGTGCGTCCGTACATTATCTTCAATCGAGAAAAACCATGGCATACGACAACAATCGCTCCTTTCCGCAACGTCCGAAGAATGTCCTCGATGACCGTCGCGTCGGTCTGTCGGCTCCTTCGTCCGCAAAGGGAAAGTGGGCATCGTTGAACTGGGGTTACTTCGGTAACCAAGCTCGCCTGACCCTCTGGACGAACGATCCGGACGATCAGTCGGACAAGCGCAACAACAACGGCAAGATCGACGTCAAGATGCCACCGACGGACTTCTGCAAGTTCCTCGTGCTGTTGGAGATGGCGATCAACTTCCCGGACACGGGCGACCACAAGCACTGGATGGAAATCAAGGACTACTCCTGGTTCGGCCGGGAAAAGTCCAAAGATGTCGAAGTGCAGGGTACGCTCTACGTCGGTAAGAAAGACGGCGAAGTCTGGATGTCGCTCGTCTCGAAGGACAAGAACCGTCCGCGCATCAAGTTCCCGTTCGGCAACACGATGTACACGGCGTTCTACAACGGCAACGGCGAAGCGATGACCAACGCGGAAACTTCGGTGCTGGTCGCGAAAGCCAACCTGCTGTTCCTGAAGCATTCGATCCCGACGCTGGCGATCGACACGTACAAGGAACCCGAGAAGAAGGAAGGCGGCAACAACGGTGGTAACCGTGGTGGTGGCGGTGGTAGCTACGGCAACAATCGCGGTGGTGGCAATTACGACGGCGGCGGCCGTTCGGGTTCGGGCAGCAACAACGACACCCCGGACAGCGACGGCTACGACGACGACGTTCCCTTCTAAGGAATCGTCGGCAACCAAGTAGGAAAGGGAAGCCTTCGGGCTTCCCACATTCAAGAAAGATTCAGCAATATATCACTTGCATGTAGTTGGAGTGGACTACGTTTGTAAGGAGAAGTAATTGAATGAAAATTATCGTTGATCGGATGGGGAGCGGCGGTTCTTCGTCTGATGCGCAGATGGTCCATGATGGCATTACGATCATCTGGAACTACGCAGCGTTCAAGAAACAACAAGGAAAGGAGTCTACGACCACTGGGAGTTTGTTTGACGAGATCAACGAGTATTGGGAGCAACTGGAGAAACCGCACCAAGATGCGATCTTCAGCGTATATGTCCGCATCAAAGATGCATTCGAAAACACGGAAAATACGACTAGCCTGACTTCTATGTTAGGCCCGCTCCTGATCGAGCTTTGCAACTTGCATCCGATCGATGACCTCGATCATTGGGTCAAGTTCAAGTCCGGCATCCGGATTCCGGAGAAGATCGGCGAGAAATTCGTGGAGAGCGATGATCTCTCCAATACGCGACTCAAGACCTATACGCGAGACGACTATCACAAGTTGCTCGTATTGGCTTTGGCGTTGCGTACCATCGTTCCCGTCTGGGGTGAAACCATCGCCTATACGGAAAAACACAAAATCTGGGGAACGAACTGGAAAGAGTACAACGCGTATCGGTTGTTGTCCGGCACGCACCTGATGTACTGCGAAGCCATGGTCAAGCTTCGCGGGTATGTGAACGCTTTTATCCCGACCGATAAATCGAAGCGACCACACTCAGCGATTCTTGCTGGCGTGGGAAGTGAGGACTTCCCTGAATGGTTGCTTGGGGTTATCGTCTTTCGTCGGGTCTGCACTGGCGACATTCGGAACAGCAATCCTGAATCGCATCTGGTTTCGTCGATCCACAGCTATACGCTCAATCGGCTGAATCCGGGTGAGTCCAGTTTCATCGGACACGTTCGGGAGAAGAACAATCGAAAGGAAATCGACGGCGACGAGAATAAGCTGTCACGGCTTGAAGGATACAAGATCCGACAAGAGCTGGCGGAAGGCGAGATCGGCATCATTGTTCAAGGTGCGCGTGACCCCTATCGTATCGCTCGTGCCATTTCCCCGACGATTGACATGAGTTTGGTCAACGAAGCATTGGAGACCACTCGTGTGCTGATGAATGTCCGCATCCAACAACCTCAGAAAACGATCATGCAGTGGGTGCTTGACCCGGCGATTAAGCCGCACGGGTTGGATCACCTCGAAAAGGATCTGTTCGTGCAAGCACTGGCTGTTACTCAAGCCGTGCTTTGGCACAACAAGCACTATCTGGTTGCAGGACTGGTAAGTGCGATCGCTGAGACGTCGGATGCAGAATTCGCCGAAGTCGGCATGGGCGGCCATGGTAGGATCCGAAAGGAACTTGGCGAACAGCTGACGGTCTTCTATCCCTATCACTACCGCCCCAGCAGCAAACAGCAAAAGGAATCGGGTCGACTTCAGAACGCGAGTGTATTGAATGTCGATGCCGTGACCAAGCAGTTCGACCAGTTTGGTTGGTTGATGACCTTGCCCAACGACAAGGTTCGAGTGATCAACAAAGATACAGCGAGTCGGCGGATCATTCTCCCCACTGACATCCGCAGTCAATTCGCTGAACTTTCAATTGCAGTAGCAAATCGGAGTCTGTAATGAACGAGCTTACCACACTAGGCAATCGCGGATTCGGGCGTGTTCCCCCTCAGGCCCAAATCACAAAGTTGCTGATTTACGAGACCGGCGAGTATAACCAGCAATGGAGTCGTCCCTATACGACTAACTTCGACGGTCATGTTCTTTCGCAATTCAACGAACAGCTGCAAGGTGTGAAGCACTATTCGCCGGCCAGCTTCAGCGGGATTGCCCAAAGCTTTCTGAAGCCGTCGGCAAACGTCGACATGCAGCGCGGCCAGATCGCCATTCCCCAAGGCTGGGGTGAGCGTCGCTGTCGCTTCATGATGGTGGTCGAGTACGAAAGCCACATCGGTACGCGCTTCCAAGAAATCCTGACGGGCTATACCACCCACGTCGGTGCGATGCCGCAGTCGGGCTATACTTCGACCGAAGCGCAGCAGCTGCTCGTCGACAACGAAATGCAGTTCTTCGTGAACTCGACCATCCATCTGCAAATCAGCCAGCAGTATGGTCCGGCAGGCATGCGGGAAGTGGCGGCGGTGGCCAAGAATGCGCACATTCTCGCCGACAACAACTTCCAGTCGATGTATCAGCCTGACCATCTGGAGCGCATGCGGCCGACGGATCTGTTTGCGGTGATGAGCCGCAGTCACCTGAACGCACTGCGTGATGAGAACGGCCAGATCCCCGGCGCGGGCAACAAGCTCTTCGATGCGCGCAACGCGAACAGCACGATGGCGGCGATGTCGCTGCGTGGCAATGTGATTCCGGCGTCGTACATGGCGCGTGTCGTGGAAAACTGGAGCAATGCATCCGCTACCAGCACCGATCCGGGTACGACGGGCGGTGACTTCTTCACGAATGCGCGGCAGTATGCGAACGATGGTCTGGTATCGGGCGATCAGGTGCTGCGGATGATTGCAGACCTGCGCGGCGAGCCGATCGGCAACACGTTCCGCTATCGGGATCTGCTCAAGCTCGATCCGACGATCCAAGGTCGTGTACTGGGTCGTTGCTCGGGCCGCACGCAGAAGATCCAAGGCATGCATGCACAGGGCGAAACCAACGAGTGGTATGGTCGAGATCCCGTGACGCTGGCCGCGACGATCATCAGTCAGTGTGTGCCGGGTATCATGGCCGATCTGGCGCTGACCGTGATGCATTTCAAGATGCATAACGAGATGGCGGTTTCGGGCAACTATTCGGCCGTCGATCCGACGACGTTCTTGGGTCGTCCGGGTTATCAGCCGGACATGGCGATTGTCAACATCGCTGGTTTCGGCGATCAGGATCTCTCGCCGGCGATGTTCGCGTTCGAGAAGCGTTTCTGGTTCGAAGTCATGAAGGATCTGTGCTTCGACAATCAGGTGCGCTTCATGCTCGAAGTGATCTGTGATCTGACGGGCGAAACCGTGGTGAACATCTCGCTCGATGGTCGTCCGATCGAGCAGTTCGTCACGCCGTCGTTTGCTGATGCGCTGCTCACTCCGCTGGTGACTCGTGACCACAATCACGTCGTGCAAGTGGCGGACGACTTCAACCATCTGCTGCACGCAGTTGCGCCGCCGGATCAACACGAAACGGGTGGTGCGCCGTTGTTTGATGCTTCGGCGTTCTAAGAAAGGAAAGAAATCATGACAAAGAAACTCATCCCGCTTTACAAGTCGATCTTGAAAGCGGCCCATCTCGTTACGGATGAAGAAGGATTCATCAAGAAGATCCGTGGCGATACGAAGGAACCGTGGTTCATCGACAACTTGCCTGCCGTGTTGCCGCTCGACGAGCAACTCAAGCAACCGCCGGGCACGACGACGATCTTCCATCCGCTGTTCGAACATCTGGCGCGGGGCGAATCGAAGCAAGTCGCCGAGTATCGTCGGGCATTGACGGAGCGGCTGCATCTGACGTTCATGGCCATGGCCAGCGAACTGCTCACGATCGCAGCTTCCCAGCAGATGCACGCGACGCTCACACCGGAGCAGTCCGAGTTCCTCTCGTTCGTGCCGGAAGCGGACGAGACGATGCTCAAGAAGTTCGATGCACTCTGGAAGGCCATGCCCGATGGTCAAAACCAGAAGGCGTTCGTGTCGATGTATCTGAAGAAAGGCGGCGTGCTGCACGGGAAGTCGGTCCATCGTGCAGCCATCGTTTCGTTCCCGCTGTACAAGCAGCTGGTCGAAGACGGCGAGAAGCGTGAAGCCGAGATGGAAGCACGCAAGAAGCAGCCGAAGAAGAAAGACGCGAAGGCAGACGACAAGTTGCCGGCGGTACCCAACGAAACGTATGGCGTATCGCTGCGACAAGTCGATCGCGACTCCTTCATCAAGCTGTTCCAGTACATGGTGCCGGGAATCGACGAAGCCGATGCGTATTCGGCTGCATCGAACAGCAACATCGCACCGTCGCTGGACGCTGTGATGCATTCGGCTGAACGACTGGCTGGGCCGATCAACGATCTGGTCGAGCGCTTCGGCGACAAGCTGTCGGAAACCGCACGGATCATCATGCGGGTGGAAGACAAGTGGGTCGACGACTTCGTCAATCTGGCTCCGCTGCAAGCGGAAATCCGGATGATTCCGTTCCCGGAAACGGCAGCAGTGCAAACGCCAGAGATGAAGAAAGCAGTCGAAGCAGAAGCACGCACGATCGTCGAGCATGTGAAGACGCCGGCCTATCTCGGCCAAGCGGCAGAACAAGCACCGGCAGCCAGCGAATCGGCTCCGGTGGAAGAGAAACATGCTCCGGCTGGTTTCTCGTTGCCGCCCAAGACGATCCCGCCGACGGCTCAGCCGGCTCATGTACCGCAGCAACAGCCGCAGATGCCTTATCCGGGTGCAGCGTATCCCGGCGCACCGTATCCGCAACCGGGTTATCCGCATGCTTACGCGGGTGCGCCTGATCCGCGCATGATGCCTCCGGGAGCGATGCCGCCTGCTCAGCAACCGCCTGCTGGCCCGATTCCCAATACGGGACGTGGGGCTGACTTCCACGAGCTGATGCGGCGCAATCCGGCACTGGCAGCGGCAGCTGTGGGTGCGCCGGGTTCGTATCCGTCGCCGGGGATGGTGCCGTATGGCTATCCTCCGATGCAGCGCGATGAACCGACCTTCGTCACGCAGCAGTACGGTACGCAACGCTCGGTGTATCAGCAGCCGGGGTATCCGCAGCAACAACAAGGCTATCCGCAACAGCAGACCTACCAGTCGTATCCGCCGGGCTACGTACCGCCGGGTTATCAGACCAAGTTCTGATGCTTCGGTGAAGTGACGGCATAAAGCCAAGAAGAGCGCAGAACATCGCGCTCTTCTTTTTTTGTCCTCGATTTACGTCGTGGCCCGATTCGTCGAGTTGTTGGTCTGCTGAATACGCTGAACATCAGCTTGACTGGGTACCAGCAGATTTGTCATCCACGGTTGGTATTCGTCTGACGAATTGAGTTTGTTCGCCCGCATGACGGCGTAATGCATCGTCATCGGGATGTTAAGAAAAGTAAGAAGACCAAAGAGGTCGCCAGCAAATCGCTCTGCTGTGGCGGGGGCGACGGTGGTTGGGGATTGGATGCTGCTTCGAAACTTCGTCATGAAGTCTTCGAGCGTATTGCGCATGGAGTCCGTGTAATACGAGGCGGCCCCGTCTTTCACCATCAGGCTATCGACTTGCATAACGATACTCTCTAGAAAGATTCAAACACATATCATCTTTAAGAGTAGTGTAAGCTATTCACATTCGAATCAACATCAAGAAAGGAAATCGTGATGTCTGACGATGCGTACATGAGCGCAATCAATGAAATGGACAGACGGTTGATGGGGGTCAACGGTCTGAACTTTGCGGACGTCGGGGATAGTTCTCCGCGAAAGCAAATGTTTTCTAGCCACATCGGTCAATGTCTCGTCGTGAAAGGAGGAACCGAGCGATTCATTCAGACCGGGATGGAACGGCAGTACGCTAAGACAACCTTTTCGGTGAAGATGCCCGAAGACGGCATCATCCTGAAAGTGATTCCTCGCTATCAGGAAACCTTGGGATCGGATTCGATCAAGAACCCGGAAACGATCCTGATCTACGAATCCCAGAAGCCGGGTCAAGAAATCGGCATGATCCGCCTGCCGGGGCATTTCTCCGACCAGACGTATTTCGGTTTCGAGTATCAAGCGCGCAAGATCACCAACTCCATTCGTACCGGCATGCCGATTGCGAAAGGTACGGTCTTGCTGGACTCGCCGTCGGTGACCGAATCCGGTGACTATAAGTACGGCGTGCAGTGTCGGGTGGCTTACATGAGCCATCCGGCAGTCTCTGAAGACGGGATTCTCGTCTCGCGGGACGTGCTTAAGAAGTTCGCGATCAAGACGTATCGCACCTATGAAGTCGAGTGGGGCAGCCGCTATTTCCCGCTCAACCTCTATGGCGATCCGAATGATCCGAGCGACTATCGGCCGTTTCCGAATATCGGGGACGTGGTACGCGGCGACGGGTTGTTGATGGTGTTGCGTCGCGAAGACCGCTCGCTTTCCGTGGTGCAGCAGTCCGTCGCGGCTACACGAGAAGTGGACTTCTTCCACGATCGTCGCATTTATGCGAATGGTGCGGGTGGTAAAGTGGTGGACATCAAGATCTATCACGACGACTATACCAACACCAACATGCCGGAAGAAATGGAACGACAACCGATGCGCTATCATCGGGCGTCGCAGCGTTTCTATCGGGAAGTGGTCGATACGCTCGCTGACATCGAGAAGCGTCGCGGTGGTCCGGACCGGATGAACATCTCCAAGCCGCTGCATGCGCTTGCCGTGGAAGCCTGTGCGATTCTGGATAACCGTGCAAACGGTTCCCAAGAACGCCGGCAACTGCTGCATCGCAAGAACCCGCTCGACGATTGGCGTGTGGAGTTCACGATCGAGTATGAAATCATCCCGACGGAAGGTTTCAAGATTACCGATTGCCACGGCGGTAAGGGTGTGATCTGTAAGGTGGTGGATCCGGAAGACATGCCGGTCGACGAAAACGGCGTGCGCGCTGAGATCGTCATGGACGGTAACTCGACCAATAGCCGGATGAACGTAGGCAGGCTCTACGAGCATTTCTTCAATGCAGCCAGTGCGAACGTCTCTGCGAAAGTACGGGACATGCTCGGGTTGCTGGCCAATGGTCCGGGTCTCACCACGCGACTCCAGCAGATGGAGACGACGCACAAGGAACAGATGGACAGAGCCTGGGATTACATCCTCGGGTATCTGAAGATCATGAGTCCGAACAAGATGTATCCGTACTATGCGCACGGCGAAGTAATGACGACGCAGAAAGGACTCCTTAAGAACACGTTCCCACGGACGATGTTCATGGAGAGCGTCATCAACGGGGTGGATGGCTTTGTGATTTATTGGCCGCCTGAAAACCCGCGTGAATTGTCCGACGCTGTGCGGATGATTCAGGCTAACCCCGAGTATCGTCCGCTGCATGGTCCGGTCACCTATCGAGGCTACTCTGGTCAGGTTCGCAAGACCAAGAACAAGGTGCGCATCGCTAGTGTGTACATCATCATGCTGGAGAAGATCGCCGATGACTGGACTTCGGTCTCGTCGTCCAAGCGTCAGCACTTCGGTGTGATCTCGCAGATCACCAGCTGGGATAAGCATAGCTCGCCGCAACGCGTGCAGGCTATTCGAGCATGGGGTGAATCTGAAGTTCGGATCTCCGTGTCGTTCCCAGGGCCGCGTGTTACCGCAGACATTCTCGATCGCAACAACAACCCGAGGACTGCACGGCACCTCATTCAGAATCTGTTGCAAGCGCCCTTCCCGACCAACATCGAACAGATCGTCGATCGGAAGGTGGTTCCGTATGGAGGAAACAAACCGCTTCAATTGGTGAAGCACATGGCATTGTGCGGCGGCTGGTCTTTCGAGTACGCGCCGTACGTTCCGGGACTTAACAGCAAAACGCGGGAGCTGGTACATTGAAACGTTTGAGTGCACGTTTTCTGATCACCATGTCGACCGAGCAACTCTGGAACACCCTCAAGGGTCCCTTTACGCTCGTGTTCGACAATGGTGAAGAGCTTCTCACGAATGCTCGCGAAACCATCTACAGCAGCTATGCGTGGGAATTCCATCGCAAGTATCCGAAGACGCCGATGCGAAAGGAGCATCACGTCAAGCATCTGATCGGCAACAAGCGCCTGAACTATTCCACTCACTTGAAGCTGTTGGGCAGCGTGATGTGGGAAGTCCACGCGACGTATCGCCACGACGAGACGGTCACCACCGAGCAGTTGTCGGAGATGACCTATCGGATTGTCAACACGATGTACAACGAGTTGTCGTATCGGTGCGAGGAGTATGTGACCTCGCTGGATGTGACGGACTATATCGAGATCCTCGATCATCCGGATATCTTGGCGTCGAAGAAGGATGCGCCGCCTACCGAGCAAGCCATTGCTCACATCCAAGATACGATCACCAAAGCCCTGCTCAATGACGAGCGCTTGGCCAATAACCCGGTTGCACGGGCAGTGAAGTCGGGCCTCTCGAACATGGGTCAGGTGTTGCAGTGCGTGGGACCTCGGGGCTATATCTCCGACATCGATGGGACGTATTTCCCGCGTCCGATCATGCGCGGCTTTGCCGAAGGCTTCCGTAGTTTCCACGACTCGTTCATCGAATCGCGACACGCGTCCATGTCGCTTGCTCAGGCTAAAGACCCGCTTGAGCAGACCGAGTATTTCAGTCGGCGGTTGCAACTCATCTGTCAGAATCTTCGGAATCTGCACATGGGTGACTGTGGCTCGAAGGAGTATCTGTACTGGACCGTACGCGACAAGCAGTATGATGATGAAGGTGCAGTGGTTCAGAAGTCGGACCTCGAACTGCTGGCTGGGAAGTACTTCCTGAATTCCGATGGCGGCCTCACTGCCATTCGGAAGGACGATAAGCATCTGCTGGGTCACACCCTGAAGCTGCGCTCGGTACTTCACTGTCAGCACCCTGATCCTTATGGGATTTGCTCGACGTGTTTCGGCGAACTGGCGTATTCGATTCTGGATCCGCTCACCGGGAATCTGGGTCAGACCAACTGTACCTCGATGACCGAAGTCGTTTCTCAGCTGGTGCTGTCGACCAAGCACTTTGTCGGCGGCGCAGTCATGGAAGCGATCGTGCTGGACTCGGTCATGAAGCACTTCCTGGACGTCTCCCAGGATCGCATGTCCTATCTGTTGAGCAAGCGGCTCAAGAGCAAGCACGTGCGGCTGATCATCCCGCATCAGTACGCAGCAAACTTCACCGACATCCAGAACGTCGAAGACGTCAACCAACTGACGAGCATCACGCGGATCAGCGAGTTGCCGGAAATCGGCATCATGGAGGGCAGCGGCGAAGAGTTGATCGTCGACACGCTGAAGGTCGCAATGGATCGCCGTATGGCGTCCATGACGATGCCGTTCTTGGCGCACATCAAGAAGCATGGGTATGCGCTCAATGAACGTGGTCACTATGTGATCGACATGACAGGATGGGATTTCGACAAGCCCATTCTGACCTTGCCGGCCAAGCGGTACAACATGAGTGACCATTCGGCAGAAATCGCCGACATCCTCGAAGCGTCCATCAACGAACTCGGGGAACGGGACAAGGAAGAAGCAGTGGATGCCACGCTGGTCAAGTTGTTCGACCACGTGAATCATCGACTCAATGTCAATCTCGGTGTGTTGGAAGTGGTGCTGTATGGCGGCATGGTGGTATCGGCTGCCAACGACGACTTCGCATTGCCGAAGGTTGGTACGGGTCGGGCCTTGGGCGTCTACGATCTCACGATCGAAAACCGCTCGATGGCTGCGAAGATGGCGTATGAGCATCAGCTGGCCAGTATCAATAAGCCGCGTAACTACATCACGCCCAATCGCATGGATCATCCGTTCGATGCCTTGCTCATGCCGTTCGAGGTCTTACAGCACTTGGAGGTATAAGGAGGAACTATGGCTGAATGTACTGTCCGTCTGTTCTCGCACAACTTTGAAATCACGAAGTTGAGCCCGCGAGCACGGACGGCAGTTACTCACTTTGCGAGGCGCTTCATCGAGCAAAAGCAGGTTAAGAAGAAACCTTCTTGGTACGCTCAGGCGAACCAAAGCAACAAAGATGATTGTGTCTATGCAACGGCCACCGATGATCGGACCGAATACCGGTTTCACGTCAACCAATTGTCGGAGTTTAAGGATCACTTGAAGGTCTGTGGTCTGGACTTTGACAGGGACGTGAAGTTCAGTGTCGTTCCGCTCAATGAACCGCGCAAGGTGGAGCTTCGCGTTCAGTCTGGTTGGGTACCTGATCCTGAATACAAGCAGCCCGAGGCGATTGCGTTTCTCACGAACCGCGATATTCCTCGTAAGCTGCTTGGGATGCCTCCGGGGTACGGCAAAAGCTATTCGACGATGCAGGCGATTGCTAACCTCGGAGAGTTATCGGTTTGGTCTGTACAGGCCAAGTATGTCGAAAAGACGCATCTGGATTTGCTGCGCACTTACGACATGGCAGTAGAAGATGTGTTGGTCATCTCCAAGACGAAAGACTTGAAGATGTTGCTCTTTATGGCAGTCAGCGAGCTGCCAGATGTGAAGGTGATCCTGATCAGTAGCAAGCTGTTGCAGATCTGGTTCTCCCTTTACAAAAAGCTTGGCGCTGGCATTGAAGTGGTAGGTTACTCTTCAGCGCCGCAGTACTTCTATCAGCTGCTGGGTGTAGGGGTGCGAGTCATTGATGAGGTGCATCAGGAGTTTCACTTCAATTTCTTGCAAGACCTCTACACGCATGTACCGTTGTCGATTTCTTTGTCGGCAACGATGCAGTTCGATAACGCAACGCGAAATCGAATGGCGCAGTTGGCTTATCCAAAGATCGATCGCTTTGAAGTGGACTACGTCCCCTACATTAGCGCAACGTCGATTAGTTTCGAGTTTGAAAAACCCGAACGCATCAGAGTCATGGGGAAACAAGGGACGTATTCGCACCACGTCTTTGAAGACTCCGTGATGAAGGATAAGAAAGTACTGGGTCGCTATCTGGATATGATTAACTTGGTTGTGCGAAAAGAACTGCTCACTGACCATCTGGAAGGCGAGCGGATGATTATCTACGCAGCAGGCGTAGAGTTTTGCACGATCTTGCGTGACGATCTCAGAAAGCGCCATCCTGATCTGAAGATTACTCGATATTGCGGTTCAGCGAATGATGAGTACGACAATTTGCTGACTTCAGACATCTGTGTGACGACGTTAGGTAGCGCCGGAACCAACGTCGACATTCCGAATCTGAAGTGTGCTTTCCTGACGACCGGTGTCGATTCGACCCAGAGTAACATCCAAGGTGCGGGCCGGTTACGCGATAAGTTAGCCCCCGGACGAGTTCCCCGATTCGTCTGGTTGGTGGCGCAGCAGTTTGCACGCCCCCTAGCTTATCATGAGAAGAAAGTTGAGCTTCTCAGGACGCGTGCCAAAATTCTCAACGCGCAGTTCTACGGCACACTGCTATAAACCACACTGATCTACTCCTCTCGTCCGAAGTCTGGATGGGGGGAGTAGACTTGATATTCGAAACAAGAAACTAGGAGTATAAGAAGATGGACCCGATTCTTTCCGCTAAGAGCACCAGCATGGCTGACGCTTTTATGATGTTGCTGGCGATTCAACAGGGTCCGAAGGGGCCTGAGAATGGCCGGATTTACAAACGGGCGATGACGCACAACCAGAACCCGTTCTTGCAGTTCATCTTTCACCAGTCGGATCCGAGTAATCCGACTAAGCATATTCCGGTGCGTTGGGTATCGGTCGAATTTCGTCAATGGGACGGTTTCTTTTACGTCTACACACATACGACCGAAGAGATTCAACCGTACTTGCCGCATCGCAAGGGGCACGTACAGCAAGGTTTCAACTACCAGAAGTTCACGGAGAACTCGACGGCAAAGATCTACTCGATCGATCTGATTGAGAGCGCTACGCGCGAAGCGCTGGCGTATCTGATTCACGATCAGGCGCTCCCTGCGCGTACGTCGGATCAAACGCGAGAAGTGCTCACGCGCATCATGCAGTTCAAGAATTACCACATGCGCAACGGCAAGATCTACATGAGCATCTCCGATCTTGGGAACCTCTTGGAGAAATAACGGATGATGATAAACGCATGGACAGAGATGTTGACCGGACGTTTGATGGCCTACGTCTCGACTGCGTTGGAAGAAAACGAGTTCTTCGATCTGATGACGTTGATGCGGCGCATCTTTGCGAATAAGACGCTCATGGACTTTAATCTGATTATCGAGAAGTCGTACATTCCGGTCAGAGACGAGACGCTTTCACAAGTGGCTTTTGAACGCAAGATCATGCGGGGCAATTACCGAAAGGTCATCATGGCGTTTGAGAGTCTCGAATCCGAAATCTCTTTGGACGAAATCCGCACGTCGACGTATAAGCTACGCGATGGGTTGGGCTACACGTTCATGGAAGCTTTCTGGATTCTGCTGGCGTGGGATGCATTCGGGGAAGAATCAACCGTGCCTGTGCGTTTCTTTCAGGAGATGGTACTGGGAGATGCACTGGAGCGCGAACGAGTGGAGAAGAAAGGAGAACCTTCGTTTGCGATGGTAGGACTTCCTCCGGGTACGCCCAGAGAGGACATCAACAAAGAAGGCGTGCGCAAAGTCGACATTCTTCAGATTCTGTTGAATCGAATTGAGATGCGCGCTTTATCGGTCAAAGCAAACCACATCTACGGCAAGATGTCGAAAGCCGAAGCAGCAGACGCAGCGGTTTTGAACTGAGGGAATTAAGCAGTATTTGACAGGGAGCTACGGCTCCCTGTTTATGCCGTAGTCTAGAATTTTTCAGACATATATAACTTTCGTGACATTGGTAGCAGTATCAGTGTTATCCATTCTCATTGACATTCGAAATAAGGAGTTGAGCATGAACAACGCATTCGTACAACTGGCCAAGCAAATCGAAGACAACGGCAACATCGTCATCGACGACGAAACCGGCGAGGAAATCAAACTCGACGGCATCGGTCACCTGATCCAGAACAAGCGCGAACACGCGGTCGCGCTTTTCAAGGACCGCGACTTCTATCTGCGCGGCCTGTATCCGGCGGACGACGGCAAGGTCCATCTGGATATCGCCACCACGGGCGGGGCCATCTATCAAGTCGAGACCCCCGATCTCGTCGACCTGCAACATCACAAGGTCTCGTACGGCACGCTCTTCCAGACCTGGATGTTCGGTCTGAAGGACGGCGGTTGCAATCCGCGTCCGGCTCCGGAAGTCCCGGAGAAGAAGGAAGTCAAGAACGAGAAGGACGAAGGCAAGGACAAGAAGAAAGACGACGACAAGAAGCAGCCGTCGTACAACTCGCGTCCGCACCATTCCACATCGCTGCGCATGGCAGCGTAACCCAACACGGGGAGAGGTAGAGGGGAGGGCATAAAGCCGGCTGGGGAAACCCAGCCGGCGGCATGCTTTATACCCTTCTTTTTTTTGTCTACTTTCGTATCGGTTGATAGATTTCGACATCGATGGGCATGGGTTCGCAATACTTGTACAGAAGATCCTGCACAATGTCCCACTCCAGACCGCCTTCTCCGCAGCCTAAAGCCGGAACTGCCAGACCGGTAATCCCATACTTCTCCAGATTCTCAGCCAGATGTAGCAAACCCGCATCGATCCACTCCCAGCGACTGGGTCGAGACCAGTGACTCTTGGTCGGGAACGAGTAGATCTTTTGGTCACGATCTTCGAAATTGTACACGAAGCACTTTTCGATTTGGAATACGCGTCGTGTGCACGCACGTCGGTATGCCTCGTAGTACTCCGGATACCGCTTCTTAAACTGCACCGCCAGACCCTTACCCATGGCTCCGAACGTGTTGACCGGATTCACGAGAGTCTGCATCTTCGAATCAAAGATGTTGCCTACTCCTTCCCAAACAATCGTCATGGTTTCAGTCCTTTCAATTCGTTGGTGAGATTACCTGCTGCGCGTTCTTCCTTCTCACGCCGGATAGCAGCGATCCGCATCATCTCGGTCGCTTCGTAACACGGCAACCTCAAAAAGGAAGACCACGTTTCACCTGTCGCTTCGTGGACACGATGGTAGACGAATTGCTCCATGCGCTCGTACAAAAGACTGTACGTCAAGTTGTCTTCAGCAGTATGCAGTTCGACCGCAGCAAAGGGATGGTTCAGATCATTTTTGCCATGGTCGTAAATTCCGAATAACGTCTCGTACTGCTCCAGCATTAACAATTGAGCATCGGTAGAGCAGATCCGAGGAACGGATTTCAGCAGTCGTTCCAACATGACGCTGATATTGATCCCGTCCTCGAAATCTGCGTCGGCCACCAGACGCTGACGCACCAGTGGTCTTACAGGTCCATACGGGCCTGAATTCGATTGTTCTTTTGCACGAGCAGGGTAAAAAACGTGTAGAGCGCATCGATCGGCACGAGGTGCGGAAAGCGCGGCAGCACGTTCTCTTCGCTCGCAGCCACCGTCGGCGTAGCGATCACGCTGACCGTGGTTTCGTCGATGAACTTGTGGATCGCTTCGAAATACTTCGTACGGATGTCATCCACCTGTGAGAGCGTGTCCATCATCATGTCGATGGTTTCGGTGTCGTTGAAGACGACTTCGCGATCGCCTGCTTCCACCACGTCCTTGACCCAGTGCGCGAACTGACGCATCACCGTCGCCTTGCCCTTGTGACTGATGTAGCGGTCACGCTGTTCGTCGCTTTGATCGCGGCCGAATGCCCGATCGACCATGTCGGTGATCGAATCGATCCAGCGGTGACCCGCGCTCAGGTATTCGTCGATGGTCGGCACCTTGAGCGTCATTTCCAGCCCTTCTTCGAGCTGCACGCGACGCTCGCGCAGGTTGAACTCCGCTTGGTAGTTCTCCAGCATCTCGTCGGTCATGGTGTTGCCAACACGACGCGACATGTGAGCGACCTGCTTGGGAGTAAGCATGCGACGGTCGACGAATTGCAGCTTCGACACGTTGAGCAGACCCTTGACTTCCTTCTTCTCCTGGTTCTCACCAGCGAGGACGGAACGCGAGTACTGGAAGCCCTTCGGGTAGATCGCGCACGCCATGGCCCAAGCGATGGTTTGCAGATCGTGCACCTTCAGGTACTTGCGCACGAACTCGTTGCCCATCTTGAGCGTGGAGTCGTGCAGGTGTTCCAGCACGAAGTTCACCAGCTCTTCGGCGATGAAGGAGCTGGAGTTCGCGAATGCCAGACCGTAGGTACGACGGCCGAGGGTGACCTTCTGTTCGGAAGTACGACGGAACAGATCGAGCAGGTCGCCTTCATCGGGTGCGCGCAGCGTGATCCAGAAGCCCGAGTTCCACAGCGGGACTTGGATAAGACCGCCAATCCCGATGATCGCCCGCACGCGTTGCACGGCCCGCTGGCCGGTGAGCATCGATTCGCCGGGTTGCGCCATGCGCGGACGAGCCGCCATGAGTTCGCCCATTTCCGACTTGACCGACTGACCCCAGTCGGCATCGTCGCGCTCGACCGATGCTTGGAATTGCGCATTGACCGGACGCGTCAGTTCACCGTCGAGCATGCGCTGTGCCCACATGCGCTCGCCTTCGGTGTCGCCGATTTGCTCGTTGGGACGCTCCGCGTGATACTGCTCGACGCGCTTCTCCGTATCCGCCGGCAGAATCAGGAATTCGCCCTTGGCCGGATCAAGCGAGCCGGGCGTCAGATCCGGGTTGTACGTTTCGTGGTCTTGGCGCACCGTCTTCGACGGCTCCAGCGGCGGCAGGCCGGGCCATGCGTCGCGTTCCGGTGCATTCCCCGATGCTGCCGGCGTCTGCTCCGGCAGCTCTTCCGTCGCAGGCTGAGTCGACTCGACGGGGTTGATCTTTGCCGGATCGACAGCGGGCGAGTTCTCACCCGTCTGCGGAGGCGTCGATGCGCCGCCTTGTTGGTTTTCTTCCATGTTCCTTCTCGATTACGAGTTGATTTCAGCGACGGCGTTGGCAGCCGTGCTGGCGACTTCGGTCGCCGAGACGTCGGTGATGACGTTCGGATCTTGCTCCGGCTTCAGGCCGTTTTCCGACAGCTTACCCTGCGAGTCGAGCATGCGGACTTCAGCTTCGGTGAAGATCTCGAAGATGTGTGCGATCGACGGCTGGATCGTGCTTTCCAGACGCTCCAGGAAAAGCTGGTACTTCTGGCCGATCAGGTTCGCCGCCATGATCTCGTCTTCGTCGGACGTGCCGCCGGTCTTGCCGGCGTGTTCAGACGCGATTGCCGACAGTTCCGACTTGAGCGTGCCGATGTCGCGCTTGAACATCTCGATGCGCAGTTGCAGGCTCTGGTGGTCACGGATGAACGCGATGATGTCCTTGCGAGCCGCGAGCTTCGACAGCACGGCCGGTGCCATCACGCCCTTGGCGCAGTTCACGTACATGGTGTTCAGCTCGTCGTAGACGGGCATCCAGCCTTCTGCCTTTTTGCGCTCTTCTTCGTCCTTGGCGACTTCGACGAGCTTCTTCTGGAACATCGGGTGGATGGAGTGCACCGGGGCCACGTAAGACGTGCGAGGTGCGGGTGCTTTGCCCGACGCTTGGAGGTCCCGCATACGGCGGCTTGCAGACTTCTTGGTCACGATGTGACTCCTAATGTTAGTTTCTATTGCAAAAATCAGACAGACAGCTCAATTATTTGACCATCCGGCGATAATCGGCTACAGGATCCCGGAACGAATTACTTTTTTTGTGCGAAATGAGGCAAACATGCTCGATATCCTCGATGACTACTTGAGTAATACTGCATCCCCAGAACTCAAGGAGTCCATTCGCGCTGCTCACGAATTGTTCGATCGCTACGGCCTGGAGACATACGAGCAGGGCTTCGAAGAAATTTTACTGACCGACGATCAGGTCGACACCGGTAAGACGCTGCACGACATCTACGATCTGACGCGTAGTTTGCAGTTTAAGATTCTGGAGGAGCACCAACTCGTCATCGACGAAGACGCGCCTCCGTCTGTTCTGAACGTCTTTCTGGACGCCCTTAAGCGTCTGGAGAACTACGACAACCCGGATGCTATCTTTGGCATCCTCTCGCAACCGAATGACCCGACTGAACTGATCGCTGACTGTGTGGCACAAGTCAGTGGTCTGGAATCAGCGCGCCTGCATCGCTACGTGATGAACTGCGGTCAAGCCTTGCTGCAAGCAATCGTGCGTCAGCTGGACCAAACGCACTTCGCGCAAAGTGATGAAGAGATCGTCTCCAAGCGCGAACGTGTCAACCGCTACAAGCGCTTTATCTCGGTGGCGGATATCAAGCAGCTGAAAGTGGCGTATCTGCTTGAGCACGGCATGGATGTCGGCCATCCGCTGCTGGTCTATCTGAACATCATCGGTAACGACTTCGAGGAGATGGAAGCCAAGTACATCGCGAACGAGTTGGTTGGCATGTGCATGATTTCCTCCGATGCCTCGGACAATCCGCGTGCAGCTATTGCTGCGCATCTCGAACAATACGTTTCCGACATGGACAAGATCACCAAGATCGATCTGGCTGTCGGCGACCTCCTTCTGAAACTGGCGGCCGCTCATGGATAAGCGATCGTACTTTTTGGCAGCATGTCGAGCCGAAGAATTCCGTCGCACGGCATGGGTGATATCCGCCTTCGCGCTTATTCGTGAAGACCCGGAGAAATGGAGGACGGATAACTATCCCTACCGCATCGTGCAGATGCCGACTGGGATGTTCTTCGTCAATCCGGAGAATCGGGACGAGCTGCTTCCGATTGAAAACGCCAAGCCGGGTGAGCCGATCTTCCGGGCTGGCGAATGGGTGACGATTCTCAAATCGGAGTTCCCCAATCTGGGACAAGATCGTGCTACGGTTACTTACGGTAATCTGCTGGTGAATTTCACCTCGATCATCTGGCCATTTGGTCCGACCAAGATGAAGTACATGATCGACGAGATCACCTCACCCAACATCGAGAAGTTGATCCTGCCGCGTTTTCGCAATACGCCCAAAGAGGGCGAGCCGCGCGAGGAGAAGTACGTCTACGTGGACGAGTATTTGAAGTTCGCCGATTCGATGTTCTATCTGGGTTCGCTCTCCCAGTTGTTCGTCCCGGCGGGTTCACGTAAAGCCATGACGGTTGATCCCAAGGTCTACGAGTTGCGCAAGAAACTCGTCGCCGAGAACAAGGATCGACTGCATGATCCGGCAGTGATTGCCAAGATCGATGCTGAACTCGTCAAGCACGACAAAGCATGGATCAAGGGTGACCCGGCTGAGCACTTCCTGCTTTCGGGTAAAGCGTACAACATCGTGCGCAAGAAGCTCTTCTTACAGATGGGTGCGGAAATGGGATTGGACGAATCCCAGAACGTGGACTACATCCAGCCTTCGCTTGCTGAAGGCTGGGACATCAGCAAGTTCCCGGCGATGAACAACTCGTTGCGCGCCGGCTCGTTTAACCGAGGCGCACAGACGATGCTGGGGGGTGAGTCGGTGAAGTGGCTGCTGCGTGCTTCGTCGAACATGTCGGTGACGGCTCCGGATTGTGGTTCCAAGCTTGGCAATCCGGTGGCGCTTAACGACGAAAACAAAAAGCGTTACTTCGGGTTCAGTATCGTAGGCGAGAAAGGCCCGATCAAAATCACGGAAGAAAGTGCAGGCGAGTATCTTGGGAAGAAGGTGATGATTCGCTCACCGATGTATTGCAAGATGCCGAAAACTGACTTCTGTGCAGTATGCGTAGGAGACCGACTCGCAGCCAATCCAAACGCCATCTCGGCAGCGGTGGCAGCATACGGGAGCGCGTTCTTGTCACTCTTCATGGCCAGCGCACACGCGAAAGCACTGCTGCTGACCAAGATGGATTACCGAGAAGCGATCATTTAGTTTTTTCTTATTGGGTCCAGAGATAGTCTGAGGATGTGCGTCTCAACCCAAAACCACTGGAGTTATTCATGTCGACGACCGACGAAGATCAACTGAACAACGGAGCCACCGATGGACAACAATCCGCCGCAGGACAGCCCGCAGGCGATGCTGGAACGGCTCAAGCAGCAGGCAGCACCGCTGGCGACGCAGGCGCTGGAACGAGCCAAGGCGACGTGGCAGGAGCTGGAGCAGCAGCAGGTGGAACTGCCGACCAACAACCCGCAGTCGGAACCGACGTGGGGACCGCAGACGCAGCAAGCACCGGACAGCCCGTTCAAGGCGACGTCGGATCAGCGGCTGATGCAGGATCTGTCGCAAACGGCACGGGAACTGCCGACACCGGAACGACTCAGCAAGCTGGGGATCAGTCCGGCAGCGCTGAACAACCCGCAACCGTGGTCGACAACGGCGGCGCAACGGGAAGCGGTGACCAACAGTCCGGCGGTGCTGGGACACCCGCAGTGACCGACACGGGAGCAAGCGATGCAGGACAAGCTCAACCCACAAACAGCGATGCTGGCACCGGTGCCGCAACCGATGCATCCGCTGACGACGGAGCAGGTGCAGCAGCAAATGGCGACGCTCCGGCAGCTGGCGACAGCGCAGCCACTGGCGATAACGGGGCTACCGGTGACCAAGCAGGTGGACAGGTCAGCGGCGACGGGCAAAGCGACGCTGGCGCTGCACAAGGCGAAGTGACGCCGGGAAACGATGCGAGTGGTGCCTCTACCGCAACGGATGCTTCGGACACGTCTGCGCCGGCTGCTGACGCAGGTCAAGCCACGGGTGGCGTGGTGATTCCCCCGAGCACCGATTCGATCCCCGCTGGTCCCGGCGACGACGGTCGTCAACTGACCGACGTGTCTGTCAACCAGGCCGTCTGGGCGCTGGTCAAGGACGCAAGCGACATCGGCAAGACCGTCGTCGAAGGTGTGTACCAGTACATCGCGAACATGCGTCCGAACATGCCGGTGACGCCGGAAGACGGCGCACGCCAGCAGGTCAACCTGTTCCGCAATCTGTCGACGCTGTTCAACCGCGTGGAAGGCGACTTCAGCCAGGTCTTCCCGGCTGTGCTCAAGCTGTTCGAACACCATTCGAGCGGCGTGTTCGCCGAAACGCATCGCTTCCGTTTCATGGACCAAGCGCATCAGCTCGGCACCAAGGACCGGATCGCGTACCAGAACATGGTGCACCTGCTCACGTCGCTGTCCGCGCCGTCCGATCGCCAGAGCATGCTCAAGCAGATCGACATCAACAAGGCGATGGAACACGGCGTCTCGGAAAGCGGCCGCAACCGCGTGCGCACGTTCTTCCGTCTGTGATCCCTCTGGGGTCGGCATAAGGGAATAGGGTAGTCCAGGCTCTCCATCATTTGGAGGGCTTGGCTACCTCTATTCCTAATTATGTCGTTACCACAATCTGGGGTTAAGAAATGGGTGCATTACCTGCAAACTATGACATCTTTCAACGTCGAGGGATTCAAAAGGCGTTGAACGAAAAGACGCGTGTGAGTCCGGCACTCGTGATCGATGGCAACTTCGGAGCGAAGTCGGTGACGGCTCTCCAGACGTTCCAAAAGCAAAACAATCTGACGCCCGATGGCGTCTACGGTCCGGCGACGGCCGCACTGCTCGATCCGTTCATCCAGCAGAAGTACGCCTTGATGGCAGACTTCCAGTCGGCTGCTGCGACGCTCGGTGTGTCAGTTGCCTCGGTGCTTGCGGTATGTGAGACGGAATCCAAAGGCTCCGGGTTCTTCGCTGACGGTACGTGCCAAATCCTGTTTGAGCGACACTACATGTACAACCTGCTCTCGGCAGCCAAGACGCCGGGCGTAGCCAATGGCTTGGCCAATCGCTTCCCGACCGTCGTCAATCCGACCCCCGGTGGTTATTCGGGCGGTCCGGCTGAATACCAGCGATTGAATCTGGCCATGTCGATCGACCAAGCCTGTGCGCTGCAATCGGCCTCGTGGGGTTTGTTCCAGATCATGGGTGCGAACTTCTCGTTCTGCGGCTACAGCAGCATCTTCAATTACGTGGCCGACATGAAGGTCTCGGAGAAGAAGCACGTAGCGGCCTTCGTGCAGTTCATCAAGTCGTACCGTCAGGGTGCACTCTGGACGGCGATGAAGAAGAACGACTTCACGGGCTTCGCAACCATCTACAATGGTCCGAAGAACGTAGGTGATTACGCCCCGAAGATGGCGTCGAACTTCGACCTCTGGAAGAGCACTGCGCTGGCATAAGCGCATATGACCCGCCCAAGACTACCCTGCCGGTTAAGCGTGGTAGTCTTGGACTGGGGCTTTATGCCCCATTGGCCATATTGTTTCTTCGTGCGAGTTGCGCTGCTCTGCGAATGTTGCGTGCCGTGGGTTGCCAAGGCGGTAATACAATCACTTCTGTCGGGAAGAACAACTCGCCGAATACATCCTTCTGTGCAGCCCGAAGGTTGTACGAAATGGTCAGGCGAGTTTTGACGAAAATGCGGTAATGCGGTCCATGAATCTGACTCATTCTCCACATCTCTCGACGATATCGTTTCTTTTCCTTGATTCGTGTTTTAACTGCTTTGGATAACGCCATTCTTCATATCCTCTTCAAATGCAGCTAGTAAAGTATCCAATTCAGGAAGTCCGAACAAAGTCGTAGCGATTTCAACAGCGTTGGTTTGGCCACCGCTTAAGTTAATCCCTGCCATCTTGCGCTCATGCAGCGAGATACCATCAATCCCGATGAGTTCGCGATGCGTCGTCTCTTTCGAGATGTTCATCACTTCTTCATTGGTCGGGTAAGAGGCCGAGACGTCCAAGTCACCCGTGTGTCCACGATAGTTGGTTCGCAACCACGGAGCATGCTTGATAATCTGCAACCCGTTGTCGTGCACCAAGTGAGCCGGTAGCGTAATGATCCAGCCTTCCGGATCAACGGTCTTTGCATCAAGCTCATCGCGCATGTTATCCGAGGTGGTCGCAATCATGAGACCATTCGGCGTTTCGTCTGTCTTGTAATTCAGACAGTAGTAATGCAAGTCATCCACCATCCGTCGGGGCTGAGACTTGAAGTTACTGAAGTCTGAGCAACCCGAGAACATTGGCAGCTTCAGTGCCATGTCTTGGATTTTGTCTTCGAGCAGCTGCATGCCGACTGCGTCAAAGAAGTTGTAGATGATGTAATGCAGCGGGTACTTCGACTGCATTTCTTGGTGCCACTCCAGCGTCCCTTCGGACACTGTGGTGATCCCTTCGAATGTGAGCTTACCGCGCTTGATTTCCTTATTCAGGATCGCATCCAACGAGTAGCTCTGCTCTTCGGCTTCCTGATTGCGAATGTGCCGATAGACACACATTGCGTCGAGTACGTAATACGAGGCAGGTGTGTAAAGTGTATGCCAACGCCCAGCGGGCTTAATCGGCATGACCTTACCGGAAGCTGTCACCTTCTGCGACGGACCTTGCTTGTACTCGCAATGCCGATATTCTTTCGGAATCGCCGGATCAGAGAAGACATCAGCCGGATCGACGTAGTACTTACGCAACGTGTCGATCATGCGCCGAATGTCGAAGTCCATGTTCCAGATGCTCAGGAAGTCAGGCTTCTGCTGGTGCACCCATTCCATCTGTTTGGTGATCAGCTGCACGGCATCATCACACCACGTGATCTTCCACTCGATACCGCGTTCCTTGACGACGTCGCCGAGCTTTTCCATCAGCATTTCACGCAGGCGTTCTTCAGCCCGTGCTTGACCTGCGACGAAGTCTTTCAGGATCGTCGTGTGAACGATTTTGTCGTACGAACAGACGATCATGATCGGATCATCCGTGCCGTGCACCACGTCCGTTTCAATGTCCAGCGGAGCGGACTTGTACGACGTGTTTAAATCAGGAAACTTGTCCTGGTACTCGCGCTTGAGTACAGCAGTCGACAGAATGTCTGCGCCATACAGGTACGGACTGTTGGCGAGTTTGCGCAGATTACCCCGGAACCACGGCTCACCCAGTTTGATCGAAGCGTCTCGAACGAGATCGCACTGGCGAACTTTGTGGATGTTCAGCTTTTCGAGGTTCTCCCATTCCTTTTTTTGTTTGTGTTTGCGCTCGTGCAGTTTTGTTACACCGTACGGACGCTTGTAGTTCTTCCACACCCGCAGGTTCGGGACCTGTTGCCCGTCTCGTGTGTGGATGATTTCTTTAACGACGTGCATGTCCGGCATGTCGTGTTCAGGTGGTTTGCAGTACACCACGTGACGACATTCGTAACCGAGAATGTTCTCAGACGGAATTTTGGTAGTCATGTCCTTGGCAGCTGTCGAGAATTGCAATATGAGTATGAGGTTTCGCTCACCTAAACCATTAACCGGTATGCTTTTTTCTGATGGCAAGTCAGACCGGGTTATTTTTTCTATAAGAGGCTTTCCATGACGCGTCATTCCTTGGGTCGACTGGACGGACTCCATCTCAGCATGGAGGCCATTCAATTCCAAAAGAGTCAGGCGTTTTACAAAGAACTGACGATGGCTTTTGCCGAGCTGAAGAAAAAGAAGGCAGCCGACCTCCGAAAAGACGGGGAAGCCAGCGGCCACATTTCCAAGCTCATCAAGAAGTACACGAACCTGAAGATTGCCTTCGACATCACCGACTACGGTCCGGCAGTCGAAGTGCCGCATCTGAACAAGAACCACCCGCTCGTGCATGACACCAAGCGTGCCTGGATCAGCTCGGCCGACGGCATGCGCTTCATCGCTGAAGCCGGTGGTACGGTCAAGGGCTCGGTGAACCTTGCTTCGGGTAAGGTCGACGGTGTGTTCGCTGAGATGGACAACCGGATGTATTTCCCGGCTGACATGATTTCAGGCAACAAGTTCACGGCCGAAGAACTGGCTGCTGTGTGTCTGCACGAAGTCGGCCACCTCGTCACCTACTGCGAGTACATGACGCGTACGGTCACGACCAACCAAGTGCTCGCTGGTATGGCCGCAGCATTGGGTAAAGCCGGTACGCCGGAAGAACGCGAAGCCGTGCTCGTGTCAGCCAAGAAGGCGCTGCATCTGGACATCGACACGGGCGAACTCGCCAAAGAGAAGGACAATGAGGTCGTGGCCTACGTCGTCATCTCCAATGTCGCCAAGACGACCGCAGACGAGATCGGGTTCAACATCTACGATCTGAACACGTGGGAAGCACTGTCCGACCAGTATGCAGCCCGTCAAGGCGCAGGCAAGGATCTCGTGCTGGCGCTCGAAAAGCTGTATCGTTCGTACGGCAACATCAGCTTCCGCTCCACGCCGGCTTATCTGGGCATGGAAGCTGCCAAGTTCACGCTGGTGATCGGCGGTATCATGGTCGGGCTGGCGGGTGGTCTGACCGGGCTGGCGGGTCGTTACGCCATGTCGATTGGTATCGCGCTCATCATGATGGACGGTATGGGTGACGGCACTTACGATCGTCCGGGCATGCGTCTGCTGCGCATTCGCAACCAGATCATCGAAGAGATGAAGGACAAGAAGGTCAATGGCGATTACGCCGGCCGTCTGTCCGATGACCTCGCTGCGATCGACAACGTGCTCAAGGAAGTCAACGACCGGGAGCAGTTCTGGGGCAAGCTGTGGAACATCTTCTCCAAGGACTCCCGTCGTCGGCTGTCGCAGGAACAACTGACGCGAGAACTCGAAACGCTCGCCTCGAATGACCTTTTCGCAGCCAGCCTGCGTCTGCGTCAACAGGCCGCTGCTTAAAACCTTCAACCGATAAGAGTCATCATGAAAATCGCATTCTCCCGTCTGCAAGACCTCGTCTCCCGCGTCGTACCCGATCCGACGCTGCGTCTGCAAGTGCTGACCACGTCGATGGCGCTGGCCTTCTCGCGCACCGCTTCGCTGCCGTCGGCTCCGGTGCCTTCGCCTGCGGCGTATTACAACACGCAGGTGCTCACCGGCATGGACGAAGCCATGTCGAAGATGAACGAGCAGATCATCATCGATCTGAAGAGCGCACGCAACGAAGCCCGCCAGTTCTGGCTGCTGCGCTACGCCTCGGCCCATCCGGGTAACCTGCCGGTGACGTCCGCCATCGGCTTCATCGACACGATCTGTGGCGCAGGGTTGTACATGGATCAGAATCTGATCTGCTACTGCAACGACCACAAGGACGCGATCCTGCAACTGACGATCGCCATCGAAGCGCTCATCAACGCGGAATCCAACCAGAAGGTGGCCTAATGTTTGCCGTCAACTTGAACGAGGGCAATGAGTTCGGGGATCCGGACATTGTCCTTCTGGAAACAGTTGGCGCAGCACAGGCTCCGGACTGGCACGCCGACGAAGAGATGGTTGCCGCCATCGAACAGCAGTTCATCAGCATCCAGTACCTCTACGAGGACATGGTCAAAGAAGGCGGCATGAACAAGCAGTTTGCGATGGAAGCCCATCGCTTGCTGCCGGAGATGGCGCAGAAGTATCCGCTTGGCTACTTCACGAGCCAGACGACTGCAACGCTTTACCAGCCGGCGCTCGAAGAGCTGCATGCTGGGATCTGGGCATTGATCGGTGCCGCAGGCTTGGCCATTGCTGCGATGATCTGGAAGTTCGTGCGCTGGATCATCAAGAAGTGGAACGGCGAATCGGGCAGCAATATCTCGATCGGTTCCGACGAAGGCAAGCCTTCCGATGCAGAAATCAACAAGGGCATCGAAGAAGCCACCAAGGCAGCCGAGCAGAAGGTCCAGAAGCAGGAGCAGGTCGGTCAAGAATTGAAGGTGGCAGAAGCTGCTAACAAGGAAGCCGTCAAGAAGGTCGAGGAAACCGGCGTCATCAAGCACGTGGCGGAAGTCGCGGCTCAAGAGAACAAGGGCGATAACGCACACGTCCAGTCGTTCGAAGACGCAGCATTCATGCTGACCGACCGTCACATGGGCGGCAAGTACGACCATCTGGTCAACCAGACCGACAACGCCTGGTATGACATCCTTCACGAAGGACGTTGGACCAAATTGATGCTCTCGATCGGTCCGGTGCTCTCGGCCACCGAGGCACAACTGATGCAGCGGGTGCAGACGTTTGAGTCGATTTTCAGCGTCACGCAAACGCAGGGTGATCCGGTGCGTCACAAAAACGCCATGGACCTCATTGAACAGGCCAAGAAACCGCTGTCGATGGCTGGGACGAACTACCACAGCCTCGAACAGCTCGCCCGCTCCTTGGACCGTCCTGAGGGCTTGATGGCGTTCAACGCTGGCAAGGAGCGACTCAAGCCGGTGGTCGCCAGCGAGTCGATCGAACGCCTCATCAACTCGTCCTCGTACAAGTCGCTGCTCCAGTCGCGGGTGAAGTTCATCCAGAAGCTGACGATGTTCAACAAGGCGCAGATCAAGTTGTCGGAGATCTCGAACAAGTGGAACGCGCAGCATCCGGGTCAAGGTGTAGGTGTGGGTGTGCCGAAAGACATCTCGCAAGCCATGGCTCCGGTACTCTCGCAGCTGAAGCGCGATCTGCTCTTCATGATGCAGATCAACACGGCGATCGAGCACTTCCTCGACAAGGTCGACAGCCTGAACATGTCGCTCACCGAATGGTGGTCGAACGTCTGGACGGCGATCGAGCATTACGCTGCGAAGAACCACGAGCAGGGTAAGACCGAAGCCAAGATGGAAATGCCGGTGGAGGTACAGAAGGCTCGCGGTATTGTCACGCTCTTGCGGCGTGCAATGGGTAAGGTGCCGGCGTCTGATCTGGGTGGTGGTCTTGCCAAGAGCGCCAAAGACCTGATGGCCAAAGCAGTCCAAGCAGGTGCTGCTAAGTCAGCGGGTCAAGTGGAGCATCCGAAGAACGCTGTCGCGCCTGGGATGGGTAATCGTCAGATCCCGACCAAGGATTGGCAGAAGCAGTAAAGTGCGGGCATATTCGGGGAGGCTTTTGGCCTCCCCTTTATGCCGTCGTTACGTTCCAGCAGGTGCGTTGGTCAGTGCGGACTGATCGTGCTGCACGAAGACCACCGTCAAGTCTTCCGTCAAGACAAGTGAATCATCCGTAAGTGCAATCAACTTCTTGCGCAGTGAAGCGCGGATCGAATCGTCCAGAATCGTGAACACCGGCCAATTGCGATCCGTACCACCCAAGCCCGTCAGTTCCAGACCAACCACGTCCGTACCGAAGGCCGTTGCCAGCGCGTCTTCGATCATGTCGCGGGAGACCTGTTGTTGCGTGAGCTGCATCGCGCAGATCTGCGTCGCCGTCAGTTCCAGTCGAGTGCGCAGGTCTTGGTTCTTGTAGACCGACGAATCCACGTACAGCGTCAGCGTAAGCGACTGCCCCGCTTCCATCGTGGTTTTCAGCGATGCACCGATCATCACGTCGACCTGACCAATCGTCTTCTTCGGGTAGAAGTAGAGACTGGATTGCTCCAACAGACGCTGGTTCAGATTCTCCAGCGAACCCGTCATCCACGTGAGCAGCGTGCCGATCATCTGTTGGCGGTACGAAGCCGCCACGTTGTCGGTTGCAAACTTGTAGACGCCTTCGATCAACATGAAGTCGATCTGACGCGTCATACCGCGCGGGTTGGACGGAATCGGTGCACCGGTAGCCGGATCGATCTTGATCTGACCTTTGGTGTACAGCAGCACCGGGTTGTTGTTGCTGTCCAGTACCGGATCGCCCTTGTGATGCAGGATCGTGTAGGTCGGCTGTCCGTTGACAATCGTAATCACCGAACCCGTTTGCGGGTCACGCTGATAGACGTCGTTCGGATAGGTGGCCGGCACATCCATATCCCACGTCTCGTAGACAATCGTCGAGATGACCGAACGAGCCCGTGCCCAGAGCGTATCCAGCGCAGTACCGAACTGAACGCGCAGTGCTTCGTGGGTGATGCCAACCGTTGAGATCGGAACGTAGACTCCCTTGGCATAGCCGAGTGCTGCGTCGACCTCAGCTGACACCCACTGCGAATCCATCACGGCGGTGGTGGCGAAGATCACATCGAAGTCTTGCGTGAGCGGCGAACCAACCAGACGCGGTTCCGTGGTGAACATCCGGAACTTCGACAGTTGGATGCAGTTGTTCGCATCGACATTCATGTTCGAGGACAAATCGAACTGATAGATGCGTTCCTTGCCAGTCGAATCACGTCCAGCCAACGTCCCGACCAGATAGGCGCGATCCTTCTCGCCTTCCGGTACAAACGAGAGCAGCACGTAGATCTGATCGTCCGGCAATTGCTGGAATGACGGACCCGAGGAAGTCTGGATCTGGATCGCGTAGCCAGTAGCGGTGCGCACGATACCGTAGCTGGGAGCCACGTTGACCTGCAACAGGGTCGTATCGTTGTCCGAAACAAACAGCTTGGTCTGAATGACAGGATCATCCAGATAGTACGGACGCACCTCGAAGTTGTCCCCCGTCGAATCGAGCACGTAGTGAAACGGCGTGTAAAGGTAGTTGCCATTCGAGACGAGCAACGCCTTTTGATCCGGCGGCAATGCTTCGAGCATCGCAATCTCGCCATCCGGCACCAGCGAGACCACTCCGTTGACGTCCTTCCACAACGCATCAGGCGTGAGCGTCATGGCGTTCTGCGCAGCGGTGTTATCCACCACGTACGAGAAGCCCGTCAGCTGATCCAGCGAGAACGACACCGTTGCATTGGTCGTGCCTGCGGCGGTGAGCAACGTGCTGTTGACCGGCAACGGCAACGCTCGCGAGGCGAGGAAGTTGCGGTTGGTGATGTTGTCGATGTTCGTGATCACCGTGAAGCCGAGCTTTTGCAGCGCGTCTTGCAGGTTCACATTGCTGATCGGCACTGTTTGCGGTCCAACCGAGTTGTTGATCACCTGCTGGCGCAGATCATCGAACGTCACGCCGTTGGTGCCAGCTGCGATCGTGCTCGTCGAATACGCAAAGAGCGAGGAGAGCGACGACAGCGGTGCGGTGTACTGCGTGATGTCGTTTTGATCGAAGGCTTGGAACTTCACCTGGAACAAGCCCATGGAGTAGTTGTCCAGCACCAGATTGATCGCACCCTTGGTCGTGTAGATGTCCATCCGCACGGCGGTCTTGATGGTGCCACTTGCCGTATAGATCTGCGGCAGCGACACCGTCACGAGGTTGTTATCCTCGTCGACTTTCAGCACCGCTGTGGGGACGGTGATGTCGTAGACCTGGTCGCTGTGCGTGGTCTTGATTTCCGTCCACGTCTTATCCGGATTCTGCACCCACACCCGTGCGTAGTAGAACTGATCGCTATAGGCGTACTGGTACGAGAAAAGCGTGGCCGCGTTCGCGTTCTGCGTCACACTCGCTGCATCCATCTGGATGACTTGGAATGCAAAGCGCAAGTACGTGAGGTTGCCATCCGATACCAGATCCCACTTCAGCACGTTATCGGACAACGTCTGAAGCGGTGACGTCTGCGTGGTGTCGTACACGATCTGAATGCCGCCATGCAACAGCTGCCGGATTTCGATCGGGTACTGGATCATGAAGACCGTATCAGCCACCGTGATCTTGGTGTTACGCGGAATTACCACCTTCTTGATGCCGGTCACCGGATCAGCCACGAGCTTGCTGAGCAGCTCCGCGTACGGCAGCATCATGTAAAAACTATCGGTCGCCGGTGTAGCAAAGCGATCAATGTAATCCACGTCCGACATGTGCAGGTACAGGTCTTCCTGATCCTGCGCAGCAACCGGGTACTGCTTGCGGTTCAAAACCGCGTACTTCGACATGGCGTTCATGGAGAGCACACATGCCGATTCCAGTGAGAGTACCACCGGATTGCTCGGGTCGACGATCTGGATTTTTCCACTGCTAACGTCCGACCACGATTGCAGGACCGCACGCTGCGCCGCAGCTGGGTTATAACCCAGCATCGAGAGCTGCGCTGCAAGGTCACGAACAGAGGCTGCCATCTTGATTCCTCTCACTGAGTATTGAACTGTGCATCCAGCGTCGTCTTCGCTTGGATCACGGGTTGGTAGTACTGATACGCTTGCTTATCGACCCACCATTCCAGCTCGTAGGTGTTCGGGTCGATGCGGGCATAGCCCATGTTGTTGAAGATGGGCAACAGCGCCATCGCTACCTTCGTGTACTTCGAGGAGCGCACGCTGTCATCCATGTTGGAATTGAACATCACAACCGTACGATTAAACTCGTCGATTAAAATGTCATCCAAATAGGTCGCACCAAAACAGCGGAAATTGATCGTGATCTGATCGTTCGATGCGTTCAGCGGACCTTGCTGGCTGTCGAAGTTAAACGCTGCACCCGTGGGGGAATTCAACGGGTATGAGGCACCCGTTGCTGCAATCTTCTGTACCTTCGTTTTCGACGAATCGAGTACCAGCCGGTAAATCCGGGTGTTGTAGTCGATTTCGTTCTGGAAAATCATCTGGGGATAAGGCACCAGCGTTCCTTCAAAAACTCCTGCCATGTACTGGCACCAGTAAAAGAAGAACGAAGTAATCGGGTCACCAGGGATGTTCCGGAAGGTTGCTGTTAATTCATATGACCGTACGGCTTCCGCAATGTTGCCGTCGACAAAGCCAAACACTTCTTTATATAGCCCCTCGTGGGATTGGAACTCTTGGACCGAAATGTCAGGCCAGCCGTTGAGAGACAGCAGGAAGTTCGATAGTGGAGCGATGAACGCCTGTTGAGGATCGACGAACGGCGACGTGATTCCGTTTTTTGCCTGCGTGTAATCCAGCAAGCAACGGATCACTCGGGGCAGGCTGTTCTGGTCGCTGCTGAGCAACGGCGTGAACAAGCGATGCGTCTGCAAGTTCGCCGTCGACATGTTCATCAACGGCCGTGTGAAGAAAGCAAGGCCGTAGTAATCTCGATTGATCGGAATGGCGGGTGGCGTCTGACGGTGGTTGATACCGTAGAAGCTGCTGCCGATAGCTGTGCTGCTTGGGCTGATTTGCGAAAGCAGCTGAAGCTGATCAACATTGGCCGCCGCTGTTCCGAGGTTATTCTTCGACAGGATGTCGTCGATATTAACCGGTCCTGTGTTGTTAGAATCAGCCATTTAAAAACCTCTAGTGCAAGAAGGAATGATTCGATGAATTCGATCAGAGAAGCCGCAGCGGGTGTCGGCCTGAACAACATCCACGAAATCGTCGATCTGTGGCAAGCCGGCAAGGCGGAATCGCTGATCGACTACACACGCGTCACTCGTGTCGAACCCATTGTGCTGTTGGACAATGCGGTGCTTTTCAATGACCTCACACCGGAGGTCATGCAATCGTTGCTGAACACGTTCGCAGGTTACTACCTGCAAGCCGTGGCAATCTCGGCGACGGTTGGCAAGATCAACATCATCCGCCACCTCGACAAGCTGAACCCGAGTCGCAATCCCGTCGATTCGGGAGCCTATGGCGTCTTCGCCGAGAAGCTCGGCGGCCGGCTGTTCGCGCAGGAAAACTACAAGTTCCGTCTGCCGCGTCTGACCGATCAAGTCGCGCTCGAATCCATCGATCGCTACGACCTGCTGCCCGTTAGCGGCGGCACCACGATCGCGCTGGAAGACGACAACAAAGAAAAGCGCACCGGCTTTGCAGCAGGCAAGGAATCGATCCAGTCCGTCAAGGAACTGTCGAACCTGTCGGTTGGCAAACTGCTGTCGGTCGAGATCACGGACGGTCAGCACAAGGCTGAGATTCCGGTTGCGATTCGCCTCATGGCTGCGTCGCTTCCGAGTCAGACGGTGGCTCATATCTTGTCGCTTGGCAAGAAGGACACCTCCGTCATGGCCCGCTGGCACGGCTGGCGCTCGGGGCGTCTTGCGTTCTGGAAAGATCTGGTGATGTGCAACGACCTGATCGAAGACCACCGCAATGCGCTCATGCACGACAAGGACGGTCTGTACCGTCAGATCGTGGCACGCAAGTCGAAGAACCGCTTCGCTGGCATCCTGTCGGGCAACCCGTCGGTAGCCACGGCTTCGAACATGGCGGTGATCACCAAGGAGACCGCCGACAAGATCGAACTGGAAACCGTGGGTACGCTCAACGACTTCCGTACGCGTCAGAAGCTGTTCGAGCCGACCTCGCTCATGATCCTCGTGGTGATCAACCCCGACTACGATCGTGCGACGTTCTACTATCGCGGCATCGCCGAGAAGACGGACGTCTCGATGCGCGACTTGAAGGCAGCCAACAAGGGAAGCGGGCCCGACGTGGCCGACATCCTGCGCGCCTTCACCCAAGGCCACGCACCGTCGCTGTAAGTCTACGGGGGAGGTTTCAAACCTCCCCTCCTCATTCCTCTCTTTCAAGACTAGAAACGTCATGAAGATCCCATCGTTCCTCGCCTCGCTGTTGCCGACCTTCTCGAAGGACCGCATCATCGAGGACATCAATGTCACGCGCGGTGAAATCACCGAATACACGCAGCGGGCTTACTCGCTGGCTGCTCAGGACTGGAAGAACCACAAGTTCAAGTCCGAGCAGATGAAGCCGTTCCTCGGCACGTTCGAGCGCCACCTCAAGGGTCACGGCAACTTCATCGTCAACATCGATGGCGGCTTCAAGAACATGCTCGCCAATCTCGACGAAACGAAGAAGCTCGTCGAGGCGACGTACAACGAAGACGTCGGCGGTGCAGGCATCACGTATCTGAAGGCAAACCTGCTTCAGTTTGTCGAGCTGGTCGGCTTCGTGTCGAAGTATGCTCGGCAGCTGCTCATTTACACGTATGCCGCCGAAACCGACGGCCAAGAAGGCTCGGGCATTTCGTTCAACGAATCGATCCCGCCTGCACAGCGTGACTGGCTCAAGGTCAACATGCAGAACTTCTACGTCGCCTTCAACATCGCGACGGTCAGTCCGGAAGAGTTCAAGCGCAAGATCAAGGACATCCCGGACATCGTGGTCAAGCCCGAAGCAGGCGAAGCGCTGTCGGCCGCCATCGGCGACAAGAAGCTCGATCCGTTCAACATGAAGTTGATCCCGGTCTGGCTGAATCCGATCTATCACGTGCGCATGTTCGTCGCACAGTGGCAGACCGAGCGCTACCATCAGGCGAAGCTGGAGCTGCAACTGCTGCAACTGCACAAGCTCCATCTGGAGAAGGTGCGTGCTGGTAAGAGCGATGCAGTACTCGAAAAGCAGATCGAGTACACGCAGAACCAGATCAGCAAGCTGTCTTCGAAGATCCGTGACATGGAAGAAGAAGCCGGCATGCACCAGCAAGGGGTAGCGGCATGAGCGACTTTCAGCTGAAGATCTATCCACGTGGCTTTCTTGGCAAGCCGCTGGAGGCGCAGTTGAAGTTGAAATCTCGTCCGTTCGAGTCGCGTCTGAACGCACTCGCCGTACGGGTGAACATCTTCACGCCGCAGGTGAATTCCGTGGATGCCAGCCCGACAGTGGAAACATTGTATGGTCAGTGGATCAACCGGCATCCCGAAACCACTTCTTTCGATTTTCGAAAGAAGGTGATGATCGCCGCGCTCGATGCGTTCGGCACCGACAACTTCTATGAGTGGTTTGTCGCGCAGCACGCCTCCCCGGCGTTCGGTGATCTTCACAAACGTTTTCTGGAAGACACGCTGTACTTCCTGCAAAACGGGCGTCGCGAAATTGATTTGACGACGTGGACCTCTTTGATCACGGTAAGCGATTCGGGTGAGCGATCGTCCGAGTTGACCAACGAGGTCAAGGAGTTCTTCGGTATTCCGGATGGCGACCATCAGTGGCGTCGCAGTCAGAATCGTCAACTCACCGAAGTGGTGCAAAAATGGTTGACGCACGCGCGAGGTTTCGATGACCTCGTGGGATCGCTTCATCTTCTGTTCGGGAATTTGACCTGAAGTTACCGTGGTTTTCTTTTAGATACTATAGTGACTTGAGGACACCTCGATCAGTCATGAAAAGGTAGTATCCGCGCGGGTACCTACTGGTAGTTAAACTTCTTACCTATTGCAATAGGAGCTTCAACATGCGACGCATGCACGGTGGCCTGGTGGCCGCAATGGAAAACGAAAAACTCAAGACCGGCGAAGGCGAAGGCGAAAAGGAGCTGCCGGATCACGCGGACTCGCTCGAAACCGACGTCGCGGAAATCAACGAAGACTCGGCTGAAGGCGAAGCGCATCAAGCAGCAACCGACGAAGCGGAAGACACCGCTGCGGCACTCGAAAGCTTCATCGTCGCACTGGAAGGCTTCCAGACCGACGGCGGCCTCGACGCCAAGGGCGCGATGCTGCTGCATCTGTCCGTCGAGCACCTGCTGAACCGCGTCGGTTCGTCGACCGCCGCGATGGCGATCCCGTCGATGGAAAACTTCGGCGGCACGGGCAGCCGCACGCAAGCCGGCGTCATCGCGCTGGAAAACCTGCGCGAAGAACTCGGCAAGATCTGGAAGGCGATCGTCGAAGCGATCAAGAAGGCAGCTGCCTGGGTCGCCGGCTACTGGATGAAGGTCTTCGGCGCGGCCGAGAACGTCATCAAGCGTGCCAAGGGCCTCGAAGAGCGCGCTCGCCAGACGACCGGTCAGGCGAAGAACAAGGAAATCGAAGACAGCGGCATCGCTGCCAAGATCTTCACGAACGGCGGCGCTTCGGTGGCCTCGGGTCTGGCTGTGCTGAAGGAAGTCACCGGCGCGATCGTCACGCGCGGCGCGGAACACAGCGGCGAAGTCGGCAAGAAGGCCGTCGAAGCCGTGAAGGCGCTGGACGCGAAGAACCTGCCGGAAATCCTGAAGCTGTGCGAACCGATCCCCGGTTCGGAAAAGCTCGCCGATCCGCAAGCGAAGGGCATCGCGGCTGCACCGGAAGGTCTGGCCGTGTACGGCACGAAGGAACTGCCGGGCAACTACGCCGTGATCAGCTGGGTGCCGGCCGGCGAGAAGGCCAGCCTGACCGACAAGACGAAGCAACTGTCGGGCGTCGCGTACAAGACCGTCCAGATCAACAAGGGCGCGAAGGCCGACGGCAAGCTGGCAGTGCTCAGCCAAGCCGACGCTGGCTCGATCTGCAAGCAGGTCGTGGCGATCGCCGAAGAGCTGCTCGCATTCCGCAAGAACAGCTCGGCTCTGGCCGCTGTCCAGAAGGAACTGGCTGCCGCTGCTGAAGGCGTCGCTGCCAAGGCCGGCGAAGAAGCCGACGAAGGCAAGCGCGAGCAACTGTCGGCCGTGAAGTCGATCGCAACCGCTGCGAACCGCCTGCTCGTCGAGCCGGGCGCATCGTTCAGCAAGGTCGCCATCCAGGCACTCGAAGCCTACCTGCACCTCGTCGAGAAGTCGCTGAAGCAGTACGCGTAAGCGTTCGGCTGCGGCATAGTTGGAGATACCCCCTACTCTTCGGAGCGGGAGGTATCTCCTTCTCTCCCCTTTTAAAAAGGTACCAAGAATCATGCGTCGATTTCTGAATGTCGCCATGGAGGAGTTCAAGGGTGAACCCCTCGGCGACGAAAACCTCTCGATGGAAGAAGAGGCCATCATGCTGGACGAGTCCAGCCAATGTGCCGCTGAAGCCGATCAAGACCTGAAGGAAGCCGAGCGCATCGTCGAAGTGGCCAACGCTCTCGAAGACCTGGCTGTCAAGGCCGGTTCGACCGAAGAGCTGTCGGACAACGAAGCGGCGATCCTCGAAAGCGCTGGTGACATGGCTGTCGCCGGCACGGACATCGCTCCGGAAGAAATCGTTCCGGCGATGGAATCGTTCCGCGATGCGGAATCGGGCAAGATCAGCGGCAAGCTCGCGATGGAGAACTTCCGCGAGAAGGCCGAGCGCCTGTGGCAGAACATCAAGAAGGTCCTGAAGGAAATCTGGGAAAAGATCCAGGCGTTCTTTTACAAGATCTTCGGCACGATCCCGCGTCGTCGGCGCGCGCTGAAGGCACTGAGCGAGAAGGTCGTGTCCACGCACTCGATGACGCGTGAAAACGCGAAGTTCACGGTCGGTGGCAGCCGCTTCATGTTCGTCGGCGCGAACGCCGTCAAGACCGCCGGTGCGTACGAAAGCGCGCTGAAGGAATTCACGGCATCGGCCAAGTGGGTCTACGACGACTACGTCAGCCACCTGAAGTCCACCACCGACATCATCGCCAAGGCGCTGGAAGGCTTCGACGTCGAAAAGCCGGCAGAAGCCACGAAGGCAGTCGCGCAAGCGGTGCAAGGCCGCGTCGCGAAGATCCCCGGTGCGCAAACCGTCTCGGGCGGCACGCGCTGGTCGAACTTCGAAGTGGGTCGTGGTCACGAGCTGCTCGGCGGCCAGTCGCTGTTCGCACTGGCTCCGAAGAAGTCGGAAGGTTCGGGCGATCTCGCGATCCTCGACCACGCTCGTCAAGCCATGGTCCAGCTGGAGAAATCCAGCGAGAAGGCAGCCGCTGGCAACCAGTCGATCGAGTTCACGACGATGACGCAAGCAGAAATGATTGCGGCCATCAAGGAATGCGAGAAGCTGCTCGACCTGATGGAAGGCTATCAGCGCGGCAAGGCCAAGGGCGAAATCGAATCGGCCAAGAAGAAGATCTCGGCTGCGTCGGACAAGGCCGAGAAGGCAGGCGAGTCGAAGCGCAACGGCGGCGAAGAAGAGCGTGCAGCAGTGCCGCACTTCCGCGCACTGGTGAACTTCAACGTCGCACTGGCTCGCTGGGTCGAAAGCCCGACCATCCAGTTCACGAAGCTGGCATTCGGCGTCATCAACCAGACGGAAGTGCTGGTCTCGCGCAGCTGCGCGCAGTACAAGTAATCGACTACCCGTCGAGTACGTCGTACCCGAAAGACTCGGCGGGGGATCTCCTCGCCGAGTCTTTTTATGCCGTCGAGTAGAAAGAAACGAATTTTATGAAAATTCATCTCAAGAAGGCTTAAACCATGCCGCAGATCCAATGGCCCATCTCTGATCTGGATCAAACCGTCACGCGTCCGGTCGTGGTGGACATGATCCAAGAAATGAAAAAGTTCACCGACATCCCGGATGAAGTCCCGCTGTTCTATCCGGGGCCTGGTGGTAAAACGTTTCAACCCGGCAGCAGTTTGGAGAAAGACGGCAAGACCAATCAGGTGCGGGGTTCGTTCTACAATCAACTCTCCATCGAAGTGGATGAGCAGTACGAACACGATTCGTTCCTGACGACGCCGGTAGAGCACCCGGAGCATTTGTTTGTCTTTCGAGACGACTACTTGAATCTGTACATCAAGCCGGCTTATTCGGCGATTGATGTGACGATCAACCTGAAGTTTCGTGCTCGGGATAAGACCACGGCAGAGCGCTGGCGTGACCAGCTGAAGATGAAGATCGGACGTGGCCATCTCGTGAATCTGCATGACGTCACGTACAGCTATTTCATCCCGCCTGCGATGCTTGCGATTTTGCAAGAGATTCATCGCCTGCGGGAGAATGTAGCGGGGTATGGTGAAGACTGGTCGACGTATTTTGAAAAGACGGTGACGGGTAAGTTTAGCATCGTCACGGATCAGGCAGGCAAGAACCAAGCATACACCATCAGCGAGACGCAGATGCGGGTGCAAGGGTTCTGGGATTTTGACGGCGCACCTGAAAAGGGCGGCCATGAAGACGGGGGTGAGACGTGGACGATTGCTGCTGCGTATAAGTTCCGCTACCATCGTCCTGAAATCTGCTACATGAAGTACCCGTTGATGGTACACAATCAACTGCTCGATCAGAAGTGGCGTCCGACAGGCACCAACTACGAAGTCGAGAAGCAAGAGCGTGTCTATCAATGGAGTACGGGTGCATTTCGTCACTTCGAGAAGAACTACGAACTCGATAAGATCGCCAAGTACGAAGGTGTCTTCGTACCGGATTTTGACGAATGGATGCCGGATCAAGTCTGGCCGTTCACCCGTCGACTCATCTCGATCATGTTGCAGATCAATACGGCCAATCCGACCTATCTGGCCAAGTTGCCCGATGACATGGATCCGTACACGATGGAGCCCGAAGTCTTGGCCTTCATGTACAAGGAAGCAGCGTACATGATGACGCCGCGCAATTCGATCTTCAACGTCGCCCTCTACCAAGGCACGACGCTGTTGCCGACTACGAGTGCAACGGTGGATGCGCAGCTGAATGTGATCTCGACCTTCCAGCCGGATCTGCGTCAGGATTACCACGTGCGTCTGTCGGTTTTCTATGACATCAACCAGTTGACACCGGATGCGAAACGTCGACTGCAAGAGAACTGTGGTGCTGCAATCAAGATCTTCGACTGGATCGATCCATCGTTGAAGTTGCGCAGAAAACTGCCGGCGTGCATCATGCCGGGCAATTGGCTGCCTAAGCCTGACTTGCAGCAAGTCACCGATGACATCAACAAGGGCGTCATCTCCAAGGGCAATCAGCAGGTCTATGGCGTCATGAAGACCTTTGCGACTGCCTCCATCATCGCCCATCGAGGAAAATAACATGCCGCAAGTCGTTGTTCCGAAGCCGGATGCACCGCCCGAGTTGCAACCGCATCCGCCACAGATCACCTCCGATATGTATCGCGGGGTGACTGTCGATACGCGTTACGTCCCGACCAACTCGCTTTTGACGCACGTGGAAGGTTCGCCGATGACGGTGAACTACTACGCTCAGGTGCTCGATCGCGACAGCGAGATCGCAGGTCAGAACCCGACGCGTAACCCGGTGCTCCAGCAGTACTACTACATCAAAGGGTTGGAGCTGCGTGTCGCGCAGGATTTGCAATGGGTGCAGAACGAAGAGACCAAACAGTGGACCGCCACTGGCGCTGCTAACATCTACCCGTTCCTCGTGCCCAATCAGGGCGACATGTTCCTGATGTCGCTGGCTGATGGTCGGGAAGGCATCATGCAGGTGACGGACTCCAAGCGGATGTCGGTCATGAAGGAAGCCATCCACGAGATCTCGTACGAGTTCGTGGAGTTCTCCGATCAAGCACAGTACCGGCTTGCGGACCTGAACACCAAGGTCATCGAGCAGTACACGTACATGAAGGACTTCTTGCAGTACGGGCAAAACCCTGTACTGTTGGACGCCGATGCAGCGAATGTCGAAGAGCTGAAGTTGGCTTTCGACACGATTGCGCGTGAGTACTTTCAGGAGTTTCTCTCCAACGAGTTCAAGACGCTCATCATCCCCGGCCAAGCCTTCAGTACGTATGACCACTTCCTGACGAAGTTCATGTTGAAGTTCTGTACGACGCTGGATGCGCCAGAGATCCAGTACTGCCGTCTGCTCAACACCGACGGCATGGACGACATGAAGACACCGACCCTCTGGGACATGTGTCTGCAACGCAATGTGATGATCAAGCGTATGTTGAATGAACGCATGCGCATGACCTCCACGTTGTACTTCCCATCGGACCCGATGATGGAAGGCGTGCATCACTCCGGAATTCAGTACATCGTCTTTCCGGAAAAACCGCGTCAGTCGTGGGATGATGTGCGCAAGATGCGCGCACCGGTGACGCTGGCTTACTCGCTGACCCCGGTGCCGGGTATCGTGGGTCGACTGGACGATTTGATCGAAGAGTCGAACCTCAAAGGTTTGCCGTATCCTGACTTACCCCTCATCAAGGACGTGACGGTCGATGACTATTACGTCTTCAGTGAGGCGTTCTACAAGCAGGACACACCCAACATGTCCAAACTGGAAGCTTCAGTGTGGGACATGCTCAATCGTAAAGCACTGAATCTGTCGTTGCTGGTGTTCTACACCCGGACATGGCAGACGTGGGGTGCGCTGGAGCGTTTCTACTACACGCCTTTTGTGTTGATGCTGATTCGCGCCCAGATCAAGTCAATCTGAAAACCAAAGAAAGTTGGAGTCAATCATGAACGAGTTTGTGGAACCGCCTGATTTCGAGCCCTTGAAGGAACCGGGTCCGAATCCGTTCACACCGTCCAGTGGTGACACGGGCGGGACGTGGGTGCCGGAGGATCAACAGACCCCCACGTGGCGCATCTTTAACAAGTTGTACATGTGCCGGCTGTCGGTCTTTCAGACTCGTTCGCTTGACGACATCGAGTTCTATGGCGTCCCGGTATCTGGGGATAAGGAGTACGATGATACGATGCGCGGTGAAAACCGTCTGTATTACAAGACGGTCGCGCAGCTGCTCATGTACTTCAAGAACGACGTCGCCATTGGTCTCTTTAAGGTGACCGATGCGAAGCCGATCTACGAGGATTGTCGTGACCACATGGCGATGTGGCAGCGCACGCTGTTGCGTTCACCGAACATCAAACCGACTCAGGACGTGATCGCACAGCTTCAGCTGTTGGATCGATTTGCGAAGACGGTGTACCCGCATGCCGAATCGCTCTTCACCGAAGAGTTCACGGAATCGATCCTGCTGCGCAGCTTCCGTTCAGTCGGTTTCGGTTTGTCGGGTATCGGTCTGCCTGCGGCGGCCGTCTCACCGGCTCCGACTGTACCGGAACCCCAGCAGGACGAGGGTCCCGCACAGTCGTTCAGTCACGAATCGTTTGATTTCGTTGATGTGTTTAACCAACGACGCAGTAACTGGCGTGGAGAATAAACGTGGATATTCAGGATTCCGCGCTCTATCGGGAAGTTGCGACCATCATGTCCGACGGCGTGAAGCCTGTGCATTTCGCTTACGCCGCAGTCATCCACGCAAACAACGCTGATGTCAAGGCGTTGAAGTTTATCCAGTGTGACATCAACCGGGATTACGAGATGAACTACACGGACGACATCCGTGTCAAGCTCGCGATTCCGGGCGGTGACTTCTGGGCAGGAATCTACCCGTACATGGATAACTTGGAGATCACCCTCTTCAAGTATCCGTTGGCAGAAGTGGGTGATGCAGGCGATGCCAATCAATCGGTGCAAACCGAGCGATACAAGGCAATCGTCGCGGACATGCCGAATTCCCCGCTGATGACCAATACGGGAGCGAACCAAGACACACGCAATACGCTGAACCTGAAAGATCTTGCATACGTGGAGTTTCAACTGCTCGATCGCTCCATCTACCAGATGCGGATGATGGAGTATGCTAATGGCTTTCGTCAAACGACCGTAGAGAAGGTTTTACGGGCCGTGATGACGACGGAATCAGCTAAGGTAGTGGTGGACCAGCAGCGCATCAACCAAGGCGTAGAGATGGTTCCTGCGAACAATCAGGAGGTGCGTGAGCATGTCGTGATCCCGCAGGGTACGTCCTTGGTGAACGTGCCTGCATGGATTCATCAGAAGTGTGGCGGGGTGTATAGTGCAGGTTTTGGTTACTACCTGCAAAACAATCACTGGTACATCTATCCGTGTTACGATCCGACGCGTGCAAATAAAACTGCACCGGCCTTGACGATCATCAACACACCGAAGAATCGCTTCCGTGGCATGGAGCGAACCTATCGGAACGATGGAGGCAATCTGGTGATTCTGGCAACGGGCGATGTAGGATTCAACGATCGCTCCAACGCCATGCAGTTAAACCGGGGTAACGGGGTGCGATTCACTGACGCCAGTCAGTTGATCGATAACTTCGCAACCATCAAGGATGGCGTGCCGATTGCGTCTCGCGGCAAGGTCAATACTGAGGTGGTGACGACTGCCCGCCCAGATGGGTTAAATAACGCGCAAACGAGTCCTCGCAGGCTCAATGCCAATCCGTTTGTTGAATACTCGGACATGGCCGCGCGTAACGGTTCGATCTTTGGTTTGGTGTGGGAGAACTCGGAGCCGAGTTTGATCACGCCGGGGATGCTCGTCGCGATTCTGTATCTCGATGGCGATGCATTAACGCAAATCTACGGGGTTGTGCTTAAGGCACATACGTACATCCGCATGCAAGGGCAGGGGATGACTAGCTCCAGACACGCAAGTGATACAGCGATTTCTGTGTTTGTGCAGCGCCCCGTTGGGGATGGTTATAATCCTGGACAACAAGGACCCATCCCTTTATCGTAAATAGGAGAGGGCATGAAGTTCCATGAGAAAGTACAGGAGTTGCACACGCTGATTGACAACTGGTACATGGATGCACGTAAGGAGTTGAACCTTACAGAGCTTCCACCCAGTCTCTTGTCCAATCTCATGGGCTCCTCTTCAGGGCGAAAGATTAGCGATAGTCAGGTCGTGACACCTGGTTTATACCGCTCGTTGGATGGCGGCACAGACGTGCAGGTGCTTTCGCAAGACATGCGCACCGGGCTTTTGGTGTTGGAGATGCTCTCGGCTGAGCCGGAGCAAGTGGATGAACGATTCCAGACCATGAGTCCGAGGATTTTCTCCTCGTTATTTGAACAGAACGACAGTGGGGCTTACCAGAAAGACGAGTTGGTGGATATCATCCGCACATCCGGTTCGCTGCCTGAATCCGTTCAGAAACAGCATCTCAAAGAACGTGAAGAAAGCTTCTCGTGGGCGAGTATCAGCACCACCCACGGCAAGATGGCCGAACGCTACACGCAGCTATTCGAATCCGTCATCAAGGAAAATCAAGAAGAAGCTAAGACGGACTACCTGGAGTTCCTCTTTCTGGCATTCGTTTTGGGTGCCCGCTTGGGGTTCTCGCCACGACATGACTTTCGAGCGCTTTACTCCGGGGTGTTTTCCCTTAGCGACCGCACCCTCGAATCGTGTCAGCTCACGCGCAAGTTCTACGACGACATGATGATCGAGACGGAATACGAGGAGTTCAAACTCTTCGATCCGATCCTCGAACAAGCGCCGCCTGTGCTTTTTTACGTGGTGACTTCCGCTAAAGACCAAACGGGGACTGACGGGGTGACTTATCCGAAAGGATGTTTTTTGCCGTCCCAGTCAGCAGTTTCACAGCTTCTGAATAAAAAAATAAGTTGAATTCTATGTCTTGATCCATTCCCGTCTTCGTCTGGAAAATCCCATGGCCGATAGTACAACGCCGTATGCTGGGGAAAGTCCTCAACGTTTGACCGACCTCATCAACAGCGACAACGGGAGCAGTCTTCAGCTAGGGGTAGATTTTACCTTTGGCCCCCCGAGTACCTACTCGGACAAGTTGGGTCGCAATACCAAAGTGTCAATGATCCCCGTGCCAGGTTCCCCGTGGACCCATAACGAGGTGATCCATTACACTCGGTTAGCGTTGACTGTTCTGAATGACCTGCCTTCGGGTTGGGTCAGAGCTGTTGAGATCCAGAGTATCCCGTTCACGCTGAGTGGGATGCTTGCAGCGATCAATGAAGCCCTCGGTCTCAATTTGTCAGTCGCTGAAATCGTGGACACTGTCTATGACAATGCCCAGGGTTCTTATCGATTGCCGATCAACAACGCAGTCTCTCTTGCCTGGATCGATTCGGAGTTCTCGTTCAAGGCAATTTTCCCCGGAGGTGATATTCCGCTCGCGAGCGCGATAGTAAAGAGCGTCCTCAGCGGCTTGACTTACCTCCAACCAAGTCCTTAGTTTAGGTGTGGTTTCACGGCATTCTATGCACCGCCACATCCGGTTTCCGACTTCCTTCTCCTGAGAAATCACCATGGCAAACTTTGTTTCCGACTACACCAAGTCGGCTCAACAGATCATCATCGATCTGGTGAACAACGACAACACGCTGGCTCTGACGCCGGCCCTCGTGACATTCGGCGCACCGACCGCAGCGACCGTGGGTGGCTCAATCACGCGCGATACGGACCTGACGCTCACGGCAGTGGCGGGTTCGGGCTATACCGGCTCGGCCACGATTCACTACAACCGGGTCAACCTCGCGAACGTGCCGGGCAGCCGCTCGACCGTGTTCCCGAAGGGCAACGCTGTCAACATTTCCGACCTCTTGCCGGAAATCAACGCCGCGTACAGCATCAACATGTCGAACACGGCGGATGCGCAACACCCGGACTTCGTCGACGGCCCGCTGCCGACGTTCACGGGCTCGCCGAACGAGCAGCACACCTTCCAATTCACGGCCGATGCAAACTCGCTCGTGTGGGAAAACAGTGTCACGCTGACCGTCCATGCGAACGACATCCCGCTGTCTTCGGCGATCGTCAATCCGACGCTGAACGGCCTGACCTATACGGCACCGTAAAGCCGCGATTAGCGACTCTCGACCTGGACGAGGGAGGGCCGAGTGCCCTCCCTTTTTATTTGTTTAGGGGCACCTATGTCATTG